CTTTGACGTATAGGAGTTACATTCGCTTTAGCTGTTTTTAGTTGAGTCTTTAAACTCTGAGGAAAACGCACTCGCAACAAGTTGAAAATCTCTTTGATATCTTCTAGTGAGGCGAAAAGTCCCTCCTTTGATGAAGAACGGAGAGTCAAACTTATTTGTTCTTCACCTGCCAAATCAGATTGACCTTTGAAATTTATCAATCTTTTCTTACAACTATTAAGACTCCACTCCCAACCCTCATATCCTCTTCTTCTCAAAGAAGTTGGGTCTATGAAGCCATTGATTTCATTCTTTATGGCATCAATATCTCCCCTGCGTTCAATATTATAAAGCCCAAATAAGGATATACGGTATGTCGGTTTAAATAAACCACTCCACCAAGAAGATTCTTTCTCAAGATTAACGCTCATTTTAAGACCTTTCATTGTGTTTTAAGCTGAGATAGACATGGACACAAACTAAAATGAAAGGGTTACACACCCGCTTTTGCTTGGTTTATCATGTTAATTATCTACCTCTTACTCAAGAGAGAGATAGATAATATATTGAAGACATGAGATTTTCAGATATATAAGGTGTAAGGAGGAAGATCATGATATTAGACGTAAACTATAAAGACGTACTTTCTTTAAGAATCAATGAGTGTCCCGATGAAAAAACCCCCATAACAGTAAAGGTAAAGTCAAAGCCTGTTGTGTATGTCTTCGTTTTTAACGGTGATAAAAGCATGGTTGTCTATGAAGAAGCTGACAACATAGGGCTTAAAAAAAGTCTATACTTCAAAAGTGAAAGAGAACTGCATGAGCATTACATGGATACTAAAAAGGTGTTTGGAGACAATAAAAGTAAGTTCTTATGTACTACACCACCCATACTTTGGGGTCATAACCAAGACCTTAAATTTTGGGAAAAATCTGAACCTCTAGGAGAAGTAATAAAGGAATACATAGACCTCTCCGAACTAGACGACTTAGGTTATTACGAATAGGGTGATTAATGAGTGAACAAAAGACAGCTTGCGAAGCAATCTTAAAAGCACTGAAAGAAGACCTCGCTAAAAAGGGCTCTAAAAGAAAGAAGGTTGACCATTGGAAGCCCTTTGCTTGTGCTTCTATGGGCATTAAAAAAATGGGTCAAGCCCGTTGGGATATGATTTTAGACCATGGATGTAAACAGAACCTGTTCAAGAAAGAACCTTTAGGTAAAAAGTTTATCCTTACGCCTATGGGAACACCTTCTCAACTTCCCCTAATGGAAGAGGAAACCCAAGAAGAGGAAACCCAAGAAGAGGAAACCCAAGAAGAGGAAACCCAAGAAGAGGAAACCCAAGAAGAGGAAACCCAACCACAAAGAGACAGTAAAGGCTATTTGCCCTCAGATTACGCTACAGGGAGTAGATTAAAGGCATCCGCTACTCGACCTAGATCTATTAAAAAACTCGCTCACAGAGCAGATTACGCCCCTAGAGAGGGTGATGTACTATGGGCTATCTACCATGATGGGAGAGTTATTAAGTCTGAAATCGAAGAAGTTACTTTTGGACTTCATATCTCACCTATGAACAAAAAAGATGGGCATTGGAGTTATGTCTCTTCCAATGATGTATTTGACTCTAAACAAGAAGCAAAAACTGAAGCCAATCGCAGAGCAGAAGAAAGACAAAAGTTATCCACTTCTTCCAATAAATTTTGGTCGAAAGAAGCTATGAGCCAAGAAGAGTATGCTCTCTTTAAAGAATACGAAGACAACAGAGAAGAATTCTTAAAGTTCAAAGAAGGATCAGCAGACTTAGGCTTAGATGACTTATTAGGGGATATTTAACCCAAGATCGTAGTTCTAGGTAATAACCCTAAAAACCCATAAGGCTTACCGATTAAAGGGTGCAAGTCTGAAGCACACATAACAAACCCTGCTGAAGCATCGGGTGACTTTAATACTATGGAGCTTGATAGGATCGCAACATTAGAAGCTGATCTAATACCAACACCTAAAGTCCCTGTAATGTTCACTTGCCCTACAATCGACTGTACTTCAACATTACCAAATACCGCAGTAGCAGAGATACCTAAAGGGCTTACGCTCACTGAGTTAAGTCCTGCTTGGTTGTTTACTGAACCTAACACTGAAGTGTGGTTGATGTTACCTATCACAACTGTGGTATTTCGATCCCCTACTGTGAGTGTGGTTTTATCAACATCACCAAAAAGTACAGTCTCAGATTTAACCGCTCCTCCAATGCTACCCGTAGCAGGAGAAGATCCAAAAGTCTCTGACTTTCCTTGATTGTTAAGAGGGTTGAAGTTAGATGGCCCTGCATACATGGCTTGCTTCGATCCCGATACAGAAACTGTCATATCTGAAGTCTCTGTAGACATAGAACTACCGCTCTTCATAGAGAAGGTATCTTGTGATGAAAACCTAAACGTCTTCACATTACTAAAGTCTACAACAGGAGAAACAATCTTCACTACAGTACCTGACTGAATAGAAACACCCTTCCTCCCACTTATGCTAAGACTAACCTGAGACTCTCTTGGGTCTTGGTTTTCAGCTCCTTCATTAGGAGAAGTAAAACCCCCTGCCGTTATATTGACTGCACCTTCGGGAGAAGTAATGTTCACCCCTAGAGAGTTCATCCCTTCAACCCCACCTTTTAAGTTTAATAAAGGAGAGCTAACATTCAACTCTCCCTTAAACTCTACTAGACCTCCACCTTCTACATTAGCTCTTATAGATTCAGGTGAAGGATCAGAAATCTGCGCCTTCAAAGCACCATTCTTGGTGAAGGAAATAAATGAATCTGAAAGATCTGAACTTAATGGACTCACTTTAAGTAAGGTAGCGCATTGAGTACCCACCTCGCCTTCAAGGAAAGGTGTAAGAGTACCTACCCCATCCAAGAAAGAAACACCTAAAGGAAGACCATAATCAGATCTCCCCGCACTAAAAGGATCATTCCCCACAACACTGCCTAAAACAAACTCAACTAGAGGTGTTCCTTCTGCAAGCCGTTCAGAATCAAAACCATCTGTCTGCTCAGTGACAGGTAAAGTACCATCTGAAGTGTGAGATACTTCTACCCTATACTCTGATAAAGCATTTGAAATAGGACTCCCTGTCTTAGCCTTCCTATCTAATCCCTTTTTGTTCATTCTAAGGATTGATTTACCCCCATACAACAACCTTCCAGGATTGGAAGTAACGACAAAACCATCTTTGTCTATTAAGTTGGCTTCAAAGAAAAAGTTATATGGATTTAAGGAAGGTTCTATACTGCCCCCATCTTTCTCGAACGCTGACTTTCCATCAGAGTCTCTAAGAAATAACTTGTGAGGTAATAGATTCCCTTCAGCTACCTCATTTGCTTCCATAGCTTCAGGGACTTCAAAAGGAATCCCTGTCTCCACATCAACTTGAAAATCCCCATCCCATTTCCCACCATCAGAAATCATTTCTTTAGGTATGTGCTGTGCGTCTCTCTGAACCATACCTGAATAGACCCTAGCTCCTGCTGTCGCATGGAACTGTTGGATTGACCTCATCACTATCGCTTGATCTTGATCTCGAAGTCTTATCTCATTCGCTCGCCTATTCGTAAGAAGAACCCCTTCATCTAAAACTAAGTCAGAACCTTGTGCAGATGAAGCCAACACATTCCCTGGCTCTATATGCCTCATCTTAAAGCGAATCCTTTGACCCACTTGATCTATGGCTTGTCGATCCTTTGGGTTATTTAAAACCCCCTCTTCTGTGCTGTAATCTTGAACAGGTAACCACTCTTGACCAAACCAAGGAGTACGAGGCATCCAAGTCAGAATAACAGGCTGTTTCCTGTCTGCTTTAGCGTTAGAGTTAGCTACCCAACCTACCACACAGTAATCACCCTTTTGAGGGATCGCACCTAAGAAGTGCCTTGAACCTGCTGAAGCGACACATAGCTCAACACCCGAATACTTAGGGCGTTGGTGTTCCCCATAGACGATTTCAATATTACATCTCATCTCAGGGTGAAAGACATCTATGATCTTAGCAATACAAAGAGAAAGAGCTGACCAACCATAACTAGGATTGCTAGGCTTTAAAGCACTGTTTCTGACCCTCTCACTTGCTCCCGCAGATGAGATATTCATCTTACTACTCTTAGGACTCATTCTGTTTCTCCTGATAACTTATCTTGTCTACGCTTCCATTGGTCTACTTTACCCCTCATCTCCTCTTTGTAATGGGAAACAATATGACTGTCATCTAAATCAGTCGGGCTTTGTACACCCAAATAGTTGCCTTCGTCAGCTAAGAAGATCTCAACATCGCTAGTGTCTCCTCTACAATCACAAGCAGCACCCCCTCTCGTTTCAGGTCTTATTTCTGAAAGACGCACAGGAACATTCGCAACTACTTGGTCATTTGTTTGAGTCATTAAAGCCTTAGAAACACCCTCAATAAAACCTTGTTTCTTATTCTCTCCTTGAAGCTTCTCCCCTGTAAGTCGATTAAACGCCTTCTCTAGTTTTCCTTCATCTTGATATAGACGTTTATAAACTTTCTCAGTCAATGATTCAAAATGAGCTTTTCTTTGTTCTATAGTTAAGTTCTCTTTTTTTAGTTTGTGCAAGTCTGTGAGAAATGAATCTATATCATCTTCATTTAAGATTCGGGTTCTGTCCTGCTTCAAAAGGGAGTCAAACTGAGCACCATTAATTATATTTAACCCTCGACCATACTGATAAGCCCCAAACAGCTCATACCCTTTTTCATCTGAAACAGGGAAGATTGGGCTTTTCCAAGAATCTGCATACTCCCACCCCGGATTTGCTGAGTATGTTATTCTTCTCCCTAGTTTTGTTTTCGCACCCAAATGAGCAGAAACTTCCTTCACAATCTTTAGAACAACTTTCCTGTCCATTTCCTTCGTTGTTTCTGTCAAGGCTCCCCAATCATTTATTAACTGACTCATTAAATTATTAGCCGTAGATATAATAACCTTTTGTATATTATTAGCATCAATGTTTCCTACAACTTTGGTGTGTTTAAGGTCGTCTTTTTCATTAATTGTTAGCACTCTCACTAATTGGAATCTGGAAGGTCCTTTTTTCCGAAACAACTTACCATTCGCTGTAGTAGCTGATCTTGTTTTTTTCCCACACGCCCACCTAATTCTCGCTGTGATTGCTTTCTTTATCGCAGTATAAAGCTCTGTCGGTGTAATTTTACCACTAACACTGAATCTATAATTTTGTTTGTAAACTGCATAGCCATGTTCTTGAAAAGAAAGAAATAGAATATCTTTCGTAGGAACGACTTCAGTTTTAGTGCTTGTATACCTAGTTCTTGTAAGTAAACCTCTCTTTATTGTGCCGTCCCCAAACTGAACTTTATTGTGATCTCCCGTAGCCCCAACTTCGTTCTTTATCTGCCTAGTATCAGTCTCGTCTATAGCCACATTTTCAAGAGTGATTTGGGTTGCCTCTTCTTTCGCATCTTCTACTTTCTTCCCCGCTACTGTAAGATCGTCTGTTTTTTTCGTTACGTTATTAGCTCTAGTCTGAGGAGGTCCTTGATGTTCTTCTTTGGGGTGAGAACATGAATAATATCGGTAATATCCAGGTTGATTAGGGTTAAAACTCGATTTCTTATTAGATAACCTAGCAAGCTCTGCCGAAGTTCCTTGTGTGTTTGTATCGGCTTTGACCCTATGTTCAATGGCTTCGATTAAATCAATGATCGTAGCCTCACCATTATTCCCTCGCAATTTTGCCTTAGCTTTCTCATAAGCGGCTAGTACTTCCTCGTCAACAACTTTAGCGTTTTTCTTTCCTCGCTTTCTTAGCCTAGCTGCATATTTCCTACCAGCTCTTAAATCGTTTCCTATTTGATTTAAACCTAACTCCCCTGCAAGCATATCTGCCATCCCCTTTCGGGTCTTCGTCACATATTTCTTTCCTTTTTTTGTTCTTTTTCTGTGGGTTTCAACCACTCCAATTTTTAAAGTACCTTTATCTCCATTTGCCTTAGTTATAATCCAAGGTCCTTTATATAAAGTAACATCATCGGGGGAACTATCTTCAGGAGCATTTGAGAGTCTAAGACATTTTAAAGATAGTGCATATTTTATTAACATATTTCTGTAGAGTTTTCGGTCAAGTGACTTAAACCCTGCATTTGCTCCTTTTAAGAGATCTAACCCATTAAGAACTTGAGTTGGGTCTATGTGGTATGGATCTAGTGCCATCACTACATTAGGAAATCCTATCCTATTATAATGAACTCCGTCCCCGTCTTTAGATATTAAAGCCTTCGGGGGGTACAAAGGATTGTCTAATCTTATTGAGTCAATACCATTCTTTTTAGGATCTCCTGGTGGGAGGTACTTCTTTCTTCGAGCTGTAAGAGTTAAGCTCGTAGTACAATCTCCTCCGAAAGAGAAAGAATGAGCGATTGCTGTGACATAATAAAAGCAATCTATGTGTTCAATATAGATAGGGTAACCCGCCTTTAACTCAGGTCTTAAAGGGATAGTTAAACTACACCCATTAATATTTGTATTTGCTTTCTCTAACTCTACAACAGCAGCAAAAAAGGCTTGCCTTGCTGTGTTGAAGAAAGTTGAATCAAATTCTAAAGGCTTCCATCCATATTTTGCAACAAGCCTATAATCAACGTAAGTTCCTTTAACCCCCCAAGTTCCCTCCATACCCAAACCTGCTGTATTTCTAAACATCCCTGCTTTACATATAGCATAGGTATAAGCAGGTTCTTCATGTTGGAAAGAAATATCAAGTACATCTTCCCTCTTAATTCTATAGATGCGACTAGAGCTAGTGTCCATATTATAGAAGGGTGGTTTAAAAACTAAGTCTCCATCCATATCTTGATAAAACTCATAACCAACTTTCTCAGCTACCGTATCTGCAATCTGCTGTTTAGTTTCAAAGCTACTTGAGAATAACTCAACATTACCTAAAGCCCCAATGTCTGTAATGAACGACTTTAGCTCTGTAGCGAGTAGACCTAAGCCACCCCTTCCTGTGTCGTCTAACTCAACGGAATATTCTAAATCAACACCTCTCAAGAAGCGGTTTTTATCGTCCTTCTCAAAGACACCTAAAGTTTGAGCAACACCCAACTCAAGACTTGTAGGCTTACCATTCTTTGTTATGTCACGCTGACCTCTAATGATATTTCTTATCTCCTTGCCTTTTCTCTTACCCCTTGAAGGATCACCGATAAAAGCGGTTTGGAGAGTAGAGAACATAGAACCCGAAGCCCCATACATCCTCAAAGCATACATACCTTGAGCAAATCGGGTTTCCCAATATCTCAGAGCGTCTGAAAACAGGCTACGACCCGCAGGATTCTTATTACTCTGATTACTCGAAGAATTAAAAACCCATTCTGCATCCCCTGCCGAACCTCCTGAGTCCCGAAACAAGTCATAGATAATCTGATGAGGAGTCATGTTCGTGTAAACATGACCATCTAACCTCATTGAACCTCTTGATTCAGCAGGGACTGCCGCTAGGTACGCCGCATTGGTGTTTATCTTTTGGTTCTGCCAAAAATGAAGCATCCCATTACAGCTCAGACTTGCTGAATAAAAACCCCCACTAAAGTTAAAAGAAACACTCGTCACTACCCCATGAAATACAGGGTAGTAAGGACGTAAGGCTAACTCACTAAGTTCATATTGTTCTTGAGTTGCTTCATTTGTGTAAAGAGAACCTTTAGGTGCGTGACCTTCAATCTCAAAGAAACCTCTGTAGTAAATATTTACCTCAACACCTGTTGAAAATAAGAATTCCCCATCTTTAAAAATAGTGTCGCCATAGTGGCCAGGGATAGACATTTCTATGGAAGAAGAAGAATCACCCGAACTTACCCCTCCGTTCACCGAAACAGAAGTAATAAAGGCTTGGAAGTCGATTTTATTCTTACACTCATTACACCCTGCAATTTTAGTGTCCCCATTTAAATGAACAATCGCATCAGGAGTCCAAGAGACTATCTTTCTGTGTTTGTTAAGAGTGTCTTGCGACCAATTCCCTGCGAATGGTCTGTCTTCTAATATATTACTCATCTTACTTCCTCACTTGAGTTTAAGTCCATGAGTCTTTTTACAAAAATGGCTTCCATAGGATCATTAAACTTATGATTGTAAACGGTGAAAGAAAGATCAAAAGAAATACCTCCATTTTGACGAGACTCTTCAAGAGTGTAGCTCATACTTTCTATACGACCCTCCCAAGTCTGACCATCATAGTGTATTGCTTGCCTACCTACTGCTTGATACGCTCTAGAACGACCTATTCGATCTGCGATAGCGGCACTGTTTCTATAGACTGAAAAGATCGCCATCAGATGGCGGAAGCTTGCACTGTCTTTCCTAGCTGTATGTGTTAAGCCATTAGGACCTTTGTTGCCTTTATACCCTGCAATAAAAGCACCTATTGAACAGCTAATACTTATTGTCGGAAGTTCCTCTCCCCACCTTTGAAATACAAAGCCATATCGAGTTTGGTCTTGATAGCTTTGTATCGCATTATAAGAGACTTCAAAGCTTGAAGGGTTAATCATAAATACAATCGGGGGGAGAGTGTCTAAAGCCCTATACTGAATCGCATAATCAATGAGGTTATCTGTATCCGTATAAGCAGGGGAAACAGCTTCTATAGTATTACCTAAGTTAGACCTTGATCTGCTTTTACTTGAAGCGTTAATGGGAGAACCCGCTAGACTTGAGAGTTGGGGGGTAAAGTCAGACAACCCTGTTCTTGATCTAGGTAACGGATTATTAGCTTGGTTTAAAGGACTACTAAAAGGAAGACTTGCATTACGAGATTTCAGAAATTTGTTTTGTTCATATTGACTACCATCAGCCATGTTTATCTTAGGAGGTACAACTTCCAAAATAAATGGAGAATACTGCCTCAAGTTTTGATTCGACATATCTATAGGAAAGTGATCTTCGCTGTCTTCAGGGAATAAGATTACATCTTCTCCCATAGGAAGATCTATATAAGGTACTGTTGCTGTTGTGCCTTTCATCTAAAATCTCCTCCTTGAGTTCTTACGCCATGTACTTCTCTTTCTACTTGGAAAACCATATTTAACTTAAAGGCAAAAGGAGAGTCGGCTGTCTCGGAAACAGAAAAACTCTGAAACCATCCGTACCACTGCCCCCCATCAAAGTTCATTTGGATTCTACCCTGTAGAGTCACATAACCTCTGCTGTCGTAAATCGACCCGTTATTGTGGAACAGAGAAAGTAAGTCTAAATATTTATCATAAGCTAGAGTCTCTCTTCTATTACCACCGAGATCTATACCGTAAGTAGAACTTGAAGGCATACCAACAGTGGCGGTTCTTTCTTGTTGGAGAGAGTTAACAGGACCTGTGGTGTTGGAAAGACCCGAAAAAACCCGAATAAAACCACCCGTACTCATATCAAGAGTTATTGTGTAAGGCTCATCGCCCCAATAGGTTTCAATCCACCCTCCAATCGTAGGACTACGACTAACTTTTTTTTGGTAAGAGAAAGAGAGTTGTGTAGGGTTTACATGGCACACAAGTCTTAAATCACCTAACAGAGAAGTAACTCCATCAGGGTGTATAATATCAAAGTAAACAGGTCTTTTATTGAGTGCTTTATTGTACTCATCTAAGTGTGAGTTAAATGTTGGTTTAATAATCTTCGCCATAGTTCAAATCCTATCCAATAAAGCCCATTGATTTCATATGGCTCTCAAGGGAAGCGAGCATAGCTTGTTCGTTATTTCCGTTTATGGTGACATACATATCACCACCTCCTCGCCCCCCGCCTTTTGCTTTTGTGAAGTCCACAAGCATAGCAGTGTCGGTCTCAGTTCCTTGAACGAGAGAGCCTGCGTTTCCTATGAAAGGAGTACCCCCACCTGGGGAAAGAGATGCGTCTTGAGCATAGTACATTCTAAAGTCATCCCTTAGATCCAATAGATTCTGAAGCTCATGTTTCTGTTTTCGGCTTAGTTGGTCTGCATCAATCGCCTCTAGCTTCTTAACTTTCGCATCTATTTGATCAATATAAGACTTTCTCCCACCCTGAGTGCTTAAATCACCTTCCCCCTTAAACGTACCTTTCATCGTGTTTGATAAATCTTTTTTCCTAGCTTTAAGGATAGCTTCCATGTGCGTTTCGACATTCATATCTCGAAGAGCTGCATTCTTTGCTTGAATGTTGCTTTCTAGCTGTGCTCTTTTCGTAATATCAGCAGGTGATTCGCTTAACTTTTTAATTTCTTCTTTAGTTGCGGCTATTTCACTATTAAGTGTAGTTATACCTTCGATTTGTTTGTCTTCTGTTTTTTTAGCTTCTTTCACTAATGTTTTTGATAAGTCTTTATCGTGGCTACCTCCCTTACCTTCATTCACCTTAGTATCAGACCAGTCCATCGCCATCCCATCGACTGCGCTCTGATCTAATGAGACTGATTGACCACTGCCCATCTGAAGGATGGCACTCTGCTGTGATGTCTTTGTCCCTCCTGTGTAGACTGGGTCATTTTTTAACTTAGCGAGAGTCTTAATATTATAAAGTTTCATGATTTTTTTTATCTTTTCCTCATTTGCTAGATCATCGGGATCTCGACCACTACCTCCGAACCATTCTTGGATAAACCCCGTAGCTTCTGTGTGATCCTTTATTTGCCCACCACCCACAACAGTCATCAATTGCTCCTTAGTCACCCCTTCAGATTGAAGATAAGCTTCTAAACTTTTTTTCGCCCCTAAACTCTCCTCAACTCTCTTTTGTGTATCTCCACCTTTTTTAGAAATCTCTGCAATAGCTGCCGCCTTGCCGGATTCATCTCCCTTTGCGAGCGTCCTATTTTGAGCTAGAAGAGAGGCTTGTTTAGACTTTATTTCTATTTCAAGCTGTTGCTTTTTAAACCCTTTTTCTTTCCGCTTTATCGTTTCCTCTTCTGCTTTTTGAGCTTCTTCTCTCTTTTTCTTGTTCCTTATTTTATCTATCCTCAACCTTTCCGCACCTGCTCTTTTTCTTTCCTTCTCTCTATCTTTTTGCAGTTGTTTTGTATCCCCTTTAATTTCACCTCTTAACTCTCTAGCTTTTGCTAACTTCTTCCTTCGAGTCCCAAACACAAACCTACCTGCGAGTGCATTAATAGGGTCAGACATACCTTGAATTAACCCGCCTAAATGATTGTTAATCATATCAGCAGAGGTCATAGTAGCTTCTACTACCTCTTGTAAAAGAGCCACTTGATCTAGTTGAGCATCAATCCCCTCCTTTGCGTCTATAACAGCACCTTGAGAAGCGATATAATCTTGTATGTCTTTAATCTGACGACCACTCTTATCAGTTATGTTGCCTTCCTTATCCACATTTAAGCCGGTTAGTCCTTGCTCCTCTAATGCTTTCTTGATCTTATCGGCATCTCGTGCGCCTGTTTCAGAGGTGTTCTTACTCTGTACTTCTTGGAGAACTCTGAAGTCCTCTCTCATAGCCATATCAAGATGTCTCATCCCTTCCAAATCTTCTATGCTCTTCCCTGTCATCTGAGATATTTTCTCCATCTCAATGGCTGTAACATCTCTGAAGCCTTTACCTCCCGTAACACTGTAAAGCTGTTTCATTTGTGCAGAGAGAGCCCCTGTCATATCAAGATCACCTAGAGCCAAAGCTTGAGCTGACAGACCACCTTCCCCACCACGAGCAAGTCTTACTGATTTCATAAGCTGTCTTGCAGCACCTTCTCCTTCTGTACCTCCCTTTCTTCTTAAAACACCCATTGCTTTCTCTAGTTCAGCGTCTGTCATTTTTGCAAAGTTAGTATTTTTATTTACACCTGCCTCACCTAAAACCTTATCAAGTTTACCGCCTGCAAAAAGACTAAAGAAATCTTTTTTGGTGTCTTCAGCAGACCTCTTCATTACTTTCTTCATACCTCCTGTAAGAATGATTCTTTTAAATCTGTCTTGGATACCTTCACCCTTGAAGCCCCCTGCCAATCCTTTCACAAAAGCCTGAGCCGCTTGAGGTCCTAAAACTTTCTGTAGGTTCACAAATAAGGTAGCCGCCTCCCCTATTCTAATATTCATTGTCCCAATACCTTGTGAAAGGTCTTGGATAACACCGAAAAAGTCTTTTGTATTTAAAGAAGATTGTTTAGCTAAATCTCTAATCCTCCCAAATTCTTGGGACATTCTTTCTAGGTATTTCCCTTCTTTAACTGAAACACCAAGCTCTTGTCTGAACTCTTTACCAAAGCCTACAAGAGCTGAAAAATCGACCCCTAAAGTCTTAGCTGAAGCTTGGAAGACTGTTGTCATTTCCTTCAGCTTAGTAACACTATCAGTAAGACTTAATCCGTCATCTTGAAGTGATCCGAAGCTGATTCCAATATCATTAAAAGTGTAAGCAAGCTTTCTTGCTTCTTCAAGTGTTACACCTAAACCGTTTGCAAAGTTAGGGTCAGAGAGTTCTTTTCTGATTTGATTAACTGAATCGTAAACATTAGTCATACCTGAAGCGACAAGATCTGAAGCCCCATAGGTATCAAGAAGCTCAGAGTTTACTGCTTTAATCTTCTCTTCAACCGCTTGCATAACTTTAAATATAGCAAACAACGCCCCAAACCCTGCCGTTAGTCCTGTAAGAAGAGTCCCTACCCCACTAAGCTTGCTCATAAGATTTAGAGCCATACCCCCACCCCCACCTTTTTCCGCCTTCTTCATTTTAGCTGCCGTACTCAAATCTTTAATGAAACTACCTGCACCCCTACCCAACTTATCGATCCTAGACTGAACTGAATCTAAACTACCCGAAAAGGCATCTCCCACAGTATCTGCCATACCTACCATACGGGTTTCCATGAACTCCACGTTCTTGTCCATGTCTTTCAGTTTTGCCCCGCTACCAAAGAAGCCGACTTGGGGATCAAATATAGTCCCTCTAACCCTACCATTCATATTATCAATGGCTCTTTGGTATTTAGTAAGCCCATCTATTATGTTTTGAGCATTTTTTTTCTCCATCTGTTCAGTTTCTTTAGTGGTTTCTAACTCGCTAGCGAGGTTTTGAATTCTTTGTCTATGGATATCCTGCTCTTCTTTAGTCTTAGCATTGTAAAGATCTCTTTCAGCTTGCGACCTTTTCTTCATCAAGCTCATTATCTCTTTGTGATTGTTTGAGGTTCTTTCTGCTATTTCTTTAAGGGATCTTGCTTCTGCGGTAGATCTTGTTTTAATCGCATTACATAGGTTGTTATTTATCTTTTCCATAAAAGACTGATAACCCTTAAGTCTTTTAAGCTCGCTATTTAAAAACGTATCGTTTTTAGTCGTAAGCTTTTCAAACTTCTTAATTAAAGGGTCCATGTCATTCGTTAACTTGACAACCTCCTCAAAATAACTATTAGCCATGATCAATCCTCCAATCTAGGGGTGCGATTAGAAATCTGCTCCATTAGAGACTTCTTCTTAGGTGCTTTTGAGACAATGTTCCCATTCTCATCAATAGAGACATTTGGACTAACTTCTTGAGCAAGAATATATCTTTCTTTAACGTGTTCAAATCTTTCTTCATGTTCGTTAGTCTCCTTGAACTTCTTAGCACTAGAAAGACGGGCTACGTCAGCATCCGTCAATGCTGTCACAGGAGTACTTATAGAAGAGCTATTTCTAAGAGTATGTATATCCTCTCTTCTCTTTCTGTTGCGCTCCCTCGCTTCCTCTGCCCTTCGTTTATCGTCCTCTATCTTCCTATACATAGAATCTTTGTATTCTCGAACTATACGATCATGTTCATCTTCATCGCCCGAAAGCCACCTCTTGTATTCCTCTTGCAGATCTTGAAAGTTATTCTTCTTATTTTTTATCCTTCTAATTTCTGCTTTATCCATCTTCCCTGATCTAGCACTTTTCATTAGATCTTTTCTATAGGACTCTATTTTCTTGTCTTCTACTTCCCAACCCTCTCGAATACTCTTAGCACCTTTAGAGTTCATTGAAGAAGTAACTAAAAGGGCTTGTTCCCAATCCACCCGAACCTTATTTCTTTCGTCCTCTATTTGATTCCATACCACCCAATGGCTTTGTATGTTAGAGAGGTCATCTAAAAAGTTGATTCCAAGATTAGACTTAGCTTGCCAAGAAAGCCAAACAGATCGAGATTCGCTCTCATAAGAGAAGGCTTCAAGATAATCAAATGCGGATTGACTTTCTTCAATAAGGGTACTTAGGCAAAGAATCAATCTGCGACCCACAGGATTTGAAGTACCCGAAACTAAACAGAGCAGTTCTTCAAGGACTTCCTCTCCTTTTAAGACTCTCCCATTTATTGAATATATGCACTTAGAGATGAGTGCGATTTCACGCATTTTTAAGTCAAAAGGAGAAACTTCAAAAACCCAATCCAAGTCTTTTTGTGTGGGGTTTCTTAACTTTAAATGGAGGTTATGCTCTTTAGATGTGAAAGACCTAAACAAACCCCCTTCAACAATGAGAGAACGCACACTTGCGTAATAGTCTTTCATTTATCATGTGTCCATATCCTGTAAAGCCGAGGCATATTGATCTACCTTTTTAGGTAAACTTTTAACGGCTTCATCTGATTTATTGGATCTCTCAAGCAACTCTAAATCTTCGACCCTCGCTTGAAGCTCTTGCTTTTCTTCTTCAACATTCTTAGTCGTAGGGTTGAGCTTTTTAACTTCTTCTTCAGCTTCCGTTGTAAGGTCAGTGAGCAAAGTAAAAATCTCACCTAAAACAACACGAGAAAATGTGTCAAGAATCTCAGAGACAGCCACAACTTTCCTAACTTTAACAGGTGTTCCATTTTCAAGAAGATCACCTGTTTTAACGTATTCTTCATCAAGGTCTTGATCTCCAACTTTCACAATCGAACGAGCAAGAGTCTCTTTTCTGAAAATATCGAGATACTCAACTGTTGTTGTATCTTCTTCTTCTCGAAGATCTGAAAGAATACGTTGAACTTCTGCATCCTCTCTAACAGTAAGAGTCCTCAGAGTCATAGACAAACCAAACACCTCCACAGTTTTGCGTAGGTGTCCAATTTGAGAAATAGGCTCGAAAGCCTTTTTAAGTTGAGACAAATCCATAATGTAAATCCTGTCCGTTTAGTTTAAGGGTACGGCTACCCTCTATTATACCAAGTAGCTAAGTATTAGATACCACCACTGCTTCCACCAACTTTTTCAGCAGCAGGTCGATCAATGTTAGAAGAACCTTGGAAACCACCATTTGACCAACTGTTATGTCTGATAGTACCGCTTTGTCCTGTTGATGGATCATTACCACTAGGCATGAACTCTCCGTAAGTAGAGAACAAGTCGTGTACGTCTTGAGCTGCTGCTGAAATACTCTGAGTCATAAGTGATGAATCTGCACTTGGGTTAGCACCCGAAATAGCTGTCATCCAACACGCCTCAAAATAAGTGATGATAGCTTTATGTACTTGACCATCAGTATAGAAATCTGAAGCACCTGTAACTTTCTGACCACTGAAATCAATCTCACGAATACCTTTATTAGTCTCTGTAATATTCTCAGGAGATTCTTGATCTGCAATGGTTGAGAATACCAACTGTTGCTCAATGTCAAAAGGCCATCTGTGATGTTGCAAAGTACGAACAGGTCCATCCACACCACCTGCAAAACCAAACGCTTGATGTCCGTTAGAAAGATATAAGAGTGTTCTTTCAATAGAGACATCCACAGGGTCAGAAACACCTGGCACTCGCTCGGCAATGGTATCACCGAAACCGATACCACGAATATCTTCAACACCCCTGTTGAAGTCAGCACTCATACTTGAACAAACACCAAGTTGATAAAGAAGTGAGTTGTTTCCTGTTCCTGGTTTGTAAACAGGGCTTAACAATCTTACTTTCTGTGAGATCGCCGCTCTCGTGTTGGGTGATGAGTTGTAGTCATAAATATGACTTGAGCCTTGCGCTCCGTTAGCAGGTTTTGAGTCCGTGTTAGCCATGATGTTTCTCCAAATGAATATTGTCTACTTAAAGAAGAGATTTAATAAACTATCTATCAAGCTCCATAGATAGAAAGACTATTAGGAGATGATAACATGAAAAAAGCATTTAACTCATCAGGTAAAATGTATGGGGGGTATTCAACACACTCTCTACCCACTCGAAATGCAGAGATATTATCAGAAGATAAGAAAGAGATAGACCGCCCAAAGTATGTTACTGAAAAAGCAGAATACTTCGAGAAAGAGAAAGGGTACGACCCCGATTACGCTTTCCCTATGGCTTGGTCTATCTATTGTAAATACAAAAACCCTAGTAGTCCTAGATGTACTAAAGATCAAAAAGACTACCTCATTAACCAAGGTGTGAAGGATCCTCAGAAAATGAAAAAGTACCCCAAAAAAGCAAGTGCTAAAAAAGTAGCTAGTCAATACATGGAAAAACACGCATTTTTAGGAAGAATCTTAGATCTTTTTAAAGACCCTGAGAAAGTAAAACGGTCTAGATTTGATAAAGCGAAAGTATGGCTTCATGGAAACCCCATGTACGGAAGAAACATAGGAGAAGTTCAGAGTAAACTAGGTATGGGTCGAGATGATACTGCGATCCTTGAGATTGATGGCTTAAAAGTTAAGTTATCGGTCTCAAGAGACACTTACCAACAAGGTGAACATAGAAATGCTATGCAAGATTTGTTCGTTGTAGTTTCCATGACAGGTGTTGATGAGAACATCCCTCAAAGAGATCTTCAAAAACTCTTAGTAAAAGAGATGAGGGAAGCTAGACTCTCTGATCGGAAAAGAGATATGACAAAAGAGCCTAGTGGAGAGATGTACTAGAAGATCTCACCCACCAAAGACTTTATTTTACCTTCCATCTGCTCTTCATTCATATCCCCCCAGTCAAGTTCAATCACTCTTGTACTTGGGCGTAGTCTTAAAGGGATCTTAATGATCTCGTGTTCAAGAGCTTTAAGGTAACCTATATCAAGACCTACCTCAAAGCTTCTCTCCCTCTTATAGACACGTTCTATCGCTTTTTCAGGACTGATCTTAAGAAAGATACAAACATCAAGAGCAGGAATTAAAGGCTCAAGAGTGTTGAAGTGAGAGATATAACAAGAGTGTTCTTTACCTGTTATGTATCCAAACTTGAGAAGTAAGTCTGCAAAGGGTATATCCCCGTACAAAGACCGATCAAGAACGATATCTCCTTTAACCATATGGTCGTTATATCTTCGGTAAAGAAAGTAAGATTGAAGTGTGTACCCCCACCGCTTTGGGTCTTCATAATACAGAGACAGAAAAGGATTATCCTCAACACTCTCATATTGAGGTTTGAACCCTGTTATCTCAGTAAACTTCTCAACAAAAGTTGATTTCCCTACTCCGATTAAGCCCTCTACAGCAATTTGCATTTTAGTAACCTCCCTTTTTACAGAGAGCTTACCAACCTCGCCCAAGAAAGTAGACTTAAAAGTCAATCACCACATCAAAAAGAAGCCCACCCTCAACTCGCCCGATAGAGATTTTTTTAGAGTTCTCCACTTTCTTCAAGTTAGAGGCTTCCAAAGTTTTAAAAGTCAATGTCCCTGTTCCCATTGTAATCTTAATATCCCCAACCTCAACCCGTCCTGTAAGATGAGGAGGTACAACAGTTTGAATGTCCTCTCCAAACAGTTCTGAAAGTAGTTTGTCGGACTCAACATGAGACCCTGTGTCGTAATAGCTCTTAAGTGTTTTACGATAAATGTCAGGAAGTCTGCTCCCCCAAACATTCCGACAAAGCTCATCAAACTCATTCATAGATCGAATCGTGAAATGATTACAAACGTACTTCGCCCACATAAACTTAGCAGGCTTTATCGCTTGATGAGTTACTTTATTAAGACCCTTACGAGACTGTAAACTTTTTTTAAGGGTTTTAAGTGTTGAAGAAATATCTTTAGCTGTAAACTCAATGTTTTTAGTCTTGAGAAGATCACTCGTGGTTTTTATCACTTGGTTAATGTCTGTGTTTACTTGAAAGCATTGATAGGGATGCTCTAAAACAAACTTTAGTAAGTCTTGGTTTATGTCTTGAAAGTTTATACTCATTAAATACCTCGGTATGAGTTAGGTTGTAGTTCTCCCGATTTGGGGGTAAACATCTTATATAAGAATATGAAGATGGTATATTAAAAAAAGGAGAAAAAATGATCGAAAACTTATCTTTAACCAAAGTTATCTACTCTTTCTTAGCTGTTTACACACTTTCTCTCGGAGGTCAATTTTGGAATAACTATAAAATGTCTGAAATGGAAGATCGAATACGAGATCAAATAAATGATAAGCTCGACCCCCAAGCTCAACTACTTCAAGAGATTAAGAAAGAGGTCGGTCTAGCTAAAGCTAAAATGGTAGACATAGATGAACTCGAAAAAAGAACGAACAAAGCATTAGGCTCTCTTTCTAGGGACACTCAAAGCAAGATCAAGGAATACCAAAGAAAGACAAACGCTCAAGTCAGTAGTCTCTCTGTAAGAATGAGAAGAGTTGACGCTCATTTAACAGAAGGGTTTGCAGATGTTGGGCAAAAAGTCAGTAAGAAGACACCCCCTCCGAAAGAATGGAAAGGCGTTAAAGCTCAAGACGTTGCTTGGTGTAAAGAGAACCCTAAGAAATGTGATCGCTTCCCTATTAAATGGAGATACCCAACTAGAGAGAACCCCGTAACAACTTTCTCTTCAGAAAACATTTGGGGCGATCAGTTTAAGTTAAAGTTTGACTTAAAGTTTAGAGTCACGACAGTAGGGTTTAGGGATAAAAAGGGGGTCGTAGAGAACCAAGCCATGTTCTTTGAAATTGGATATAATGACGAGAAGACTAAGAAGTTTAAATCTCTACAGTCTTTTGAAATTAAAGAGGGAGACAATGAAGAAACAGATGTCTTCTTTCACACCGCAGCCGTAAAACCTGGTCTGTTCAGAAATACATTAGGTTGGTTTGACCCCTCTGTTCTATTAGGGGCTTCTTTTGCCCCTACCCTATCAAGTAGCTCAAGCGTTGACTTCCGAACAGGTTTGACTGTAGGAGGTGCTTTAATCAACTTTAGAGGAGGGGAAATAAGACTAGGGGCTAACGGTGTAGTCTCAACTGAAATACTTGGTGTGGGGGCTTTTGGAAGCTACCACACTAAGCTATTCGGAAGGAACTTCAACCTAGCCCCTATTATCGGAGTCTTGTTAGATCAAAATCTTCAGACTTCTATGCAAGTCGGTTTAGTTTACCAACTATACTAGGTCTTAACCTAAAGCCTTCAAAGCTCTCATACGGCTTTTAGATTTGCGCTTGCCTGCTGCCATTGCGATAGCATCAAGACGTTGAGAAAGAGCTTCGAGTTGCTCCATACGATCATCGCCCTTAACCATACCACGAACCTCAGAAATAGACTCACCACGTTTAAGGTCGGGTCCTGTAAGGGAGAACTTGATTCCCATGCGAGTAAGTTTAACATTCATAAGATAATCGCCACCGATGAAGCGATCATTAGATGCTCGTTGCCAACGCTCGCCCATGTAACCACCGTCAGCAGTTAGGAGATTGTGTACATCCTCAAAAGTAGGAGTAAGCTCCATACTCTCCATGCCAATCTCAGAACCACCGAAAGAACCACCTTCACTCTGAATGTGGTGTTTAACATCACCAAACTTAAAAGTGAATGTTGAGCCACCCTGTGGGTTCTCAATCTCATATCCTTTATCAGTAAGGAAGATGTAGTGATTGCGCTCAAGAACAACAACAGGATTGTCACCTTGGTACTGAATCTTAGCTCCTCGGAAGCCTGCGCCTTGTGCAAGGTCAAGGATATCCTGTGCATCCTCGTTTTGATCAACAAGAGTGCGAGGTCCTACTTTGCGAGGGTCTCTGCGAGTATTGGCGGTACGCTCAAGACGAGCAACTCTCATCTCAAGACCATTTAAAATTTCTGAAGCTGTTCTTCTCATAGTTAGACTCCTAAGTCTTTCAATTTGTAGTTAGAGAAACATCAACTATGTTATCTCATAAAAAGATTATAAGACAATCTTTGCCCTAAAAACAAAAACGTACATATATAAAAAAAGTATTACTTAAGGTAAAGCGGTTGCGACAACCCTATCTTCTTGAGGGTTCACACAAAACCTCCCTTTAAACTCAAATCTTTTACCATTCAAATCAATAATGATGACTTTCTTATAGACTTTCATCACTTCAAAATCATTTGTCTCTTCTAAACTAAAGTCTTGCCACTCGACTTTTTTACTTAAATCATCTTCCATTTTTTTCCCAATCTAAAAAGAACAATTTGATTGTTAGATAGAAACGAAGAAAGTACAAGAGTTTTATAGCGTGAGATAAACAAAGATATCACTGATCTGATGGAGGGTTATTTAAAAACATAGCTACAACTCTAGCGGAAGCCTTTTTTAAGATCTGCCTTACTTCATCTCTTGAGTAAGTGTTCTGAAGTCTTCTAGTGTTTTTATAAATAAGGTGTCGGAGTCTCTTTCTTTGTTCTTCATCTAGCTGACCCCCCTTTAAGGCATTTCGGATTACTAAATAGTCATCACGAGTAAGATACCTTCCGTTAGCTGAAAGATCTTCAAGAAGTCTAGTCTGAGGGTCTGAAGAAGAGGAAGGAGAAGAAGACTGCTGTTGAGGGTTTAGAATTTGATTTACAACGCCCAACTGCTTTTGAGATAAAGACCTCCCACCCTCTAATACAGACTTCAATTGCTTTAAAAACCTGCTGTTTGGTTGAGAGGAGAGAGCGTTATCAACTAAGTCCAACTGACCTTGGTTAATAACAGGTGTTACAATTTTTTCTAGCGCACTGATTTGACCTTCAGAAAGATCAAACCCACCTCTAAACTGACCTTCAAGACTTTTAATGAATCTACTATTTGGTTGCTTACTTTTAGCACTCTCAATAAGGCTTAAAACCTTAGAATCAGGGTTTTCTTTCCTCTCCTCAATCTCGGAAAGAATCTCATCAATCCTATAAGAAAGAGGATCTCCATTTTGAAGGTCTGAAAGAATACCTTGAAAAAACTCACTCTCAGGTCTAACGGAAAGAACATCTAAGACTCTTGCTATTGAGTCTTTGTCTGTTAGGTGGTTATAAAGACGAGATCTCACTTGTGCGATACCCTCTTCAATGCCACCTAAAATCGCAGTGTCTAATACCTCAACCAAAACTAAAGTATTGTCCCCACGCTTACGGATTTTAACTTGGTATTCATCAAGAAACACATCCGTTTTTTTACTCAAACCCAAGATTTTTTGTACTTCTGAAGTAGGGAGGTAAACCATGATTTTATTGGAATGGTATTCACTCATTTTGCTCTCCTTTTTTTAATGGGAAAGCATAAAGCATTTATTACTTTTTACTTTTCTTCATAGCCCTTAGAGCAGAAAGAGCGTCATTCAGCCCTTCATCTTGACTACTAGACTCTGAAACATTTGATGAAGAAGACTTCAACTCATCAGATATGATCTTTGATGGGATAAAAGTCAGCTCCTCGGAACTTGAATCAAAAGACTTCTCTGCATTTGATGTTTGAACTACAACTTGCTTAGGTATTTGACTCGCTACAGCTTGGGCTATTATTTCAGGAGAGATCACACCACTAAGTTTCTCTAAGAGTTTAGAAGCTAGATCATCTAAATCAACTTTGCTCTCATGGTGATGATGCACAGTTTCCTGCACCACTTTTTCATGATGATGTACATTTTTCTGCACCACTTTTTCATGATGATGCACAGTTTCCTGCACCACTATCTTTGGTTCAGGGGGTGGGGTAGCTTTAATACGAGTACGGGCAATCAAACCCCTTCTCTGAACCTCTTGGACTACAGGCATTTTAGGGTATGAAGTAACCGCCCCCGAAGAAATCAAACTCTTTATCTCAATATTAGAATCATAAATCCTTTTAGGACACTCAAAAGAGTCGCCCTTCTTCATCTTAATCCCAAGAGAAGAAATAGAAAGACTGTCTATCTGACATTTAACAACATAAATCATTTTACCTACCTTCAATCATTTTAGCTTTTACCATCTTTGATACTGTCGGCATCGCCCTTCGTATCCCCTTTTCTATACCCTCATCAATCCACATACCTTTCTTAATTCCTGGATGTATCCATGCTTTCTTTGTCGTTAAAGGAGTGGTGCGAAACACAATCTCCCCTGTTTCTTTGTCTTTAATCGGTATCGTTTTTGTTTTTTTAAGTTGATCTTTAGTAAGCCACTTCATAGGGAAAGGTTTACCTGAACTTTCTAAGTAATCACAAACCCAACTCCACCGATCATCATATTTAAGAGTGAGTTTAAAACTATACCCCCCCCTACTATCTTGGACGATCTCATAGCCGAGAGAGTTTTTAAACTCAACCGTTCTTATGATGGAAGGTGCTCCTAAGTAAGAAGCTTTTACTGCAGCCATTCTTACATATAGAACAGCATGGCTCGCTATTACCTTAATGATTTCTTCATCCGTAACCCTAACGCTCTTAAGCTTCACACCATCTTTCATAGCTTTAACTTTAGGGACTCTCTTTTTTTTGAGGATAAAGGGCTTCTTTTTATTGACCATAATTTAACCTCTAAGAGTGATGGTTTTCCCAAGTACCTGTACGACCTCTAACCTCATAAGCGTTAGGTTTATCTTTACGATCACTTTCTAAGGGGTATGCAGAACTCGGAGAAGCTAAGAAGGGAGCGTCACCCCTAGCGTGATAAGTATCCCTATAGGGCTTATAAGTATATCTCACATCACCCCAAGAAACAGGAACTCCGCCAACAGGAACTTTGTATCTGATCTCTCCAGAATCGAGATAAGAAATACTAAAAGTTTGGTGGAGTATGTTGCCTCGATTAGAAGCGAAAGAAACAGGGCCTATTGAGTAACGGTCATTATTTTGTTTCACAATAAAGTCCCTCTGATTTACTATCGGACTAGGTCCAATCCAAACACCATAATTGTGAGTCTTACGTCTACCTGTGTTTTCTTGAGTGATCGCTTTCTCTCCATCATCAGGTCCAACTATAATGTCATAAGGTCCATCATACCCCCCTCGAATACCTGTGCCGAAACACATCATACAAAGAGAGTCAGGTTGCTTCGCATAAATAAGAGTTTCTCTGTTGAAGTCCCCACAACCACAAGGCTCTCCCGAAACTCTACGGACAAACAACTTAACTCTTTCTCCACCTTGATCAAGTATCCAATTATTACGTCTAATGCCCTCTCTCCACATATAATCAACTCTCTCTATTTCACGATCAGAAAAAGGAGGACATTGATCTAAAGGCGTTTCAAAAAGATCTCCTGTTTGTGGGTCTTCTGCTACTGTCGTTATCCTGTAATAATCCTTCTTATCTACACCTAAGCGCACTCGGTTTGAAGGGTTGTATCCTATGTAGCTCACAAGCACTTCAGAGTCTTCTTTAATCGGGTGAGGGAAGGACTCTTCTCTAAGGTTTTTTGCGTTAGGTAAAGTGTACTCTAAAAGAGACACCTCACCCAACTCACCTAGCACCATATGAACAGGAGTTATATCACCGTCTATAGTAACAAGAACATCTTTTGGAGACACAGAGGGAGTCCCTAGTTCTGAAGAGCTTGAAATCGGATTTACCGTTTTAAATCTATAAGCTCTCTCGGCTTGATCCCCCTTAGAAATCCAAGTGTTCACCACTTCATTATGAATAGTGAAAGTATGGTTTTCATCTCTAAAGAAAGTGCCTCCTACAGGAGTAAGATTTACTCTCCTATAAGGGCCAAGATCAGAAGCTTCTGATCTATAGATATTAACCCCTCTGACAATCCAACCTTCGTTTTCATGTCTAATAGAAGGGTTCTCCCACCTCAAGTCTATCTTGTTCTTAAGGTAAGGCGAAATCGCACTCGTAGACAACGGGGGCAAAGGGTATGCTGTTCTACTTTTGTACCAACCTGCTGTCATAAGAGCCTCTTTCTAGCCCTCGCTTGTCTCCTCCTCAGAGGTAGTCTCTTCAGACTGTAAAGCGAAGATCGAGCCATCATCTCGAATTTGCCAAGGGGTGTCGTCCTCAATCCCTACTCGTTGACGAGCTTGAGAAAGAACATTTTGTGCTTTTTGTTCATTCGCTTCCAAATCCGTAACAAGTCGAGACTTACGAAGCTCTAGTGATCCCAACTGCTGAATCATTTGAGAAGCAAGGTTACGAACTTGAGTGAACTCTGAAAGTTCTTCTTCATTTAGTGAACCAACTTGTACGGGTGTTTGATTGTCGCTCATATATCATCTCTCCTTGAGAAGTGCTTCTAACTCTAAGCACTTTCGATTAAAGGTTTGAGCCGCCTCTGAAAGGGTGGCTTGACGATATTCTTTTACCACAGCCATATTTTTTTTGGGCATGGTTTCCACATTTTTTAAAAGTTCTGATGTGTTAGACTTTAACTTCTTAGTTATTATTGGGGTTTTTACAGTCTTCACCTTTTCTTCAATACTGTTCTTCTCTGAGATAGAGATCCTAATAGGTCTTTTAACCTTACTCTTCACCTCAGAAAGAGAAAGAGTAGGTGTGGAAGATATAAATATAAGACCTGAAATAACAACTAAAAGGTAAACGGAGAAAGATTTCATGGGGGGGCTCCTAATTTTTGCTTAATGAGTGTTTCATAAATTTTAGACAACTTCTCATTACCTGCATTTATTTGCTCTTTGAAATCCTCTCTCATTTGTACTATCTCTTTTTCTTGAGCGATAAATTGTTGCTCCAACACAGTAACTTGAGTAGAAAGTTTAAAAGACCAAACTAATGCAGGTATCACAAGAGCAGTCGTGATTTTAAAGACCCAATCTAAAGCCTTTTCGGTGCTTTCACTTCTTTGTGACATACTTAACTCCTTGTTGTAACTAACAACGATAAATAAAGAGATTACTGAATAGACAAGTTTGTTTCTCTCTCGAATAAAGAAATGAAATCTTCTTTTTTCACGTCATGGAAAACAGAGTGTACAAAATAAACGTAATTCTCAACCGTCCTAAATATAACCCTATGTCTATTTTCAGCAGTTCGTAGCACCTCTACTCTATTGGGCTTACTTAACCCATTCCGAAAAAACAAAGTGACGGAATCAGTGGTGGCAAAGACATATATTAAACCTATTTTAGATTTAAGGAACTCCTGCCCTCCAAATGCATCCACTATAACCTTCCAAGTGGTCGTGGTTTTTTTAGAGATGTAATTCTCGAAGATAAGATTAAAGATTGCTTCCATCTTTTACCTCTTTCTTGAAAGGAAAGAGAATAAAAAGACTAAGAACCCCCCAACCCATAAATGTTTTGAAGCTATAAAGCTATTGTCTCTAACTTATACGTTAGATAAGTGATGGCAGGATATTGACTCGCTGTCTTACCCTCTACCATCTCATCATATTCTTCAGTATTGACAACCCAACGATACATCGCTTTCTCTAAAAGAGCTAAAAACCCTGTTAGGATGAGTGGTGCAAAACTACCTATGTTTTGTTTTAGATAATCCTTAACCTGATCTGCATCCAAGTTTATGGGTTGATATTGAGACATTGGCGTTTCTATCGTTGTTGTTTCGATTTGAAGAAAGTTATTATCTGAAGCAGGGATAGCGTCTAATGTAAGATCACCTTTTGACATTGCAACTTCCATTTTTTTAGCAAGGTCTTGGGCTTCTTCTATCGTGGGTAGCTGTGTGGTCGAAGGGACTTCTTGTACAATACGAACCCTTGTATTTTGACTCAAAGCTGTATACTCAGTCATATCTGCTAGAGTGGTTCTTAAACCTGAAGCTTGGACGATCAAACGAGCTATCATCACTATGATGGTGGACACTACCGTACCTTTTAAAGCCATTATCCCCACTACCCCTATGAGAGATGTGAAAAACCGATAAAGTACCTTAGAATACCTTTTAAGAGCATCCATGAAGATTTTAAAACTCTCACCTTCACTAATCTTTTTAGGGTTAAGGATGTGTTTGAAATCCGAATACCAAGAAAGATAAGCACTTTTCATTCTCGTTTGGTTTTCACCCACATACTTTTTAACAAGGTCTTTTAACTGAATCTTTTTATCTTCAGCTTTTCCCCCTGTGAATATTGAGTTTAAAGGCACTGAAGCATTGAAAGAAACGATCTTAGGTAAGCCCGCTCTTGTAGTTGTCACTCCCGCCATCGCTCTAAAAACCCTTGAACCCAACAACGCCCCTAAAGAGTCGTTAATCTTGGATTCATTTCCCTCAAACTCAAGCTGTATTGTATTGTAGATATCCGCAAACCCATTGATGATCTTCTTAACAATGTTCTTAGGGATATTAACAAGCCCATTAAAAGTGCTTGAAATATCATCTATAAAGCCCGCTTCTTTCTCTAGCTCGGCTACTCTAATTTCAAGGTCATTAATGATTTCTGATGCAGTTCTTCTCATGGTTACTTTAACCGTTCTGCTTCTAGGTTGTGATATTGAATAGCCTCTTCAAGAGCGTAAGCAACCCTAGACATTGAACCACTACTCGTTCTGAGCTTAGATTGTGAACCTCTACCCTCTAAGATTGGCTCTAAAATGTCAGATAACTTATTATAACCCACCGCTAAAACATAAGTAATGATAGAGAAAATAACAGTAGCACTCGCATATAAAAGCACCCCACTCAGCATCGGTGAGACTACAAAATAAATTTGTTGAAGTATCGCCGCCAAAACTAATATCGCAGGAACTCCCTGAGTAAACTTTCTCAAAGCAACTTCAGAAGGGGACTGATCTCTAGCTAGTTTAAGTTCGGCAGTCGAAACTAGCATATCTAAAGCCAACCCAATACGACCTTTCAAAGTCCTCTCCGTTTTCATGATATGATCTTCTAAGATTTGATACTCAGGATCATAATCGTAAATATACACTAGTTGCTTTGCAAGAGTGCGAGCCCCCTTCATGCTTCTAGTATTAGAAACCTTTTTGAGTAAAGCAATGATCTCTCTCATGTAAGGTATCTTATCAAATAACTTTACGAGATTTCTTTTAACTGAATCTAGGGAATCACCCAAAAAAGCTTCTCTTTCAAGATGGGCGATTCTTATTTCTAAATCATGAATTACTTCTGAGGCTCTTCTTCTCATTGCTTTTTCTTTCTTCAGATTACTTGTTGAAGTCAGTGCGAACACTACGAGGAATTAAAAGTACTTTGCGAAGAAGTAACTCAAGCTGACGTACTTCAGTCCTACATTCTCCCTCTACACAAAACAGTTCAAGCTCTGTTAGCCCATTAGATGCAGTAAAACCAAAGAAGTGCTTATAGTCATACTTTATCTTCCAATCATAACCTTCATCTTCTGCAATTAAGACTCTATTAGGCCAACTTTCGATGTAACTAGTGATCTCCTTAAGGTCGCCTCGCTTACGGACATAATAATCACCATTTGAACCTTCGTAGATGTGCCCCTCAAGTTCAAAAACAGGAGAGGAAGATTGCTTCTCAAGGCTAGCGATTCTCTGCTCAAGTTCATTAATGATTTCTGATGCTGATCTTTTCATGGCTTTAGCCTTCCTTGTTACAGTGTGCAAATAACAGAACATAAAAAAACTATCAGAGCAGTTCAGATAAAACTACCTTCAACGAAGTCAACCACATTACTTATAACTGAAACCTCGTCCTTATGTATATCACCCTCCCAAATCACAAGACAAGACACCCCACAACGAGCATAGTAGTCCATAACCTCTTTCTCATGTTCTTCATTGCTCTTTCCTGTCTTTGATTCCCCATGCCAATAGTCACCAAAGACCTCCACCACCTTATACACTCGCAAGTCATTCAAGTTAGCACCCCCTACATAACTCTCATACTGACTCTCGGACAAATAGATGAAGTCGGGATTTCTCGCTCCGCTCGCACCCTTGTGTCTTAGCCAATAAGAGTGATCCCCTGCATAGACCAACCTCTCAGGCGTAATCGAGTCAAAGTACCTCTCCAACTTGTTAGGGAAATCAAAGGTACTCTGCAAACTCTGAGGTGGGAATGGTACTCCATAATTCTCCAACCAAGTCTCTTTAATACGATCCTTGACCTCTTGTGCCTTAGAAGGATTATCCACACCATAACGCTCAAGACAAGTTGCCCTTCTCTTCTCAAGGAAATCTTGTGTCTGTGTATGGTGTTCAACACCATATCTCTCAAGGTAAGTAGACTTAGACTTGGACGCAAACCAAGGAACTTGTGAAGGGTATTCTACACCATGAGCCTCAACCATCGCTTGCTTGTTTCTTTGTTGTAGCACCTCACTCTTCATAGGGTGATCAACACCGTAACGATCTAAGCTCGATTCCTTAAACTTCTCTTGGAACTCGTCAGTCTCAACATAGTGCTTAACACCATAACGCTCAAGATTTGTCTTGATACGCTTCTGTAATACCTCATCACACTGATTAGGATTCCCCACCCCATAACGCTTAAGATTTGTCTCCTTAATGCGTTCCTTGATGATCTCCGAAGCAAACCCATTCTCTGCACCATAACGCTTTAGGTTGGTCGCTTTACGCTTCTCTTTGATCTCTTCACTATGGGCAATGTGAGATACCCCATAACGCTTAAGATTTGTCTCTTTGGACTTTTCTTTTACCGATGTATCTTGGAATACATTATCTACTCCATAACGATCTTTGACCGTAGCCTTACGCTTCTCATTTATCTTGGGGATTGAGGTTAGGGCGTTATACTTAGCACGATAGTCTTTCGCATCATAACCATGCACCTTTCTTACATGGTCGGCAATACGCTTCTTACGATAACCACAAATCTTACAAGACAAGTAGTCTACATTCTCGATCAGTTGCGACTCATACAAGCCCCTTTGAAAATACTCATCAAAGTTGAACTCGGATGAGGGAACTCCAATCTTTGTATTCCAATCGAGACAACCCTTGATGTGAGAGGGTAACGCCTTTTTTTTTAATACTTTCTTACACGCAGGACAATGAGTTGACATATATATATCCTTTCTCTTATTTGAGTTCAGATACATACACCAAACATTAGTTGATTGTCAAACACTTTTTTTGGTTACCCCACACCCACCAAAGCTCGTAAACCTTTAAGAAATCAGATGAAATTCCTGGGCGAAAGGACCCCCTTCCCAACGTGCGGCCCGAACGCACTTCTTATCCCAATCCCATATTTCGGCTGGGAAAGACCTCTCATAAACTTTGTGGTTCGAGTTTTTGCTTCAACGCTTTGACTCCACATCTGTTCAGCACTCGATTTAAGACCTTCATACTTAGAGGATCTATCTAAAGAAAGAGAAATGCCACCGATACTGTAATCAAACTCATCCACGATCCAATTTGCTTGCAACGCCATAGCTGCAAACTGTATCGCACCTTGAAGGATCGGTGTTCTCCACGCAGGTTTCTGAGCAACTAGCTGAGTTAAGTTTCTAAGATTTTCTGTCTCAGGTGGTTGCATATTCCACCAATCGAGACTTCTTTCTAGGTACTCAAGAAACTCCGCATCTTCCCATACTTGTCCGAACACTCGATTGTAAGCACCAATGCTAGATTCATGTTCAGGAGGTCGAAAATGGTAGTATTTGTCAGGATTTTGGTCTCTTAAAAGAAGTCTTAGTTTGTCTACCATATCTCTTTCAGCAGGGTTCATTGTAACCACTAAAGAAAGATCATTCGAGACAATCTCAAACTCTTGAACCACTGTCTGAGCAGGGCTGTTGACTAACTCTTTCAGAGACCATCTGATCCTATAAGTACCATAACTCGCTGTAGGGGGTATTCTCACACTTGCATAGTACTCACCAACTGAAGGATTCTCAGGCTCTCTCGTAGCATTGCCGATTAAGACTTCCGCTTCAGGTGGGGTTGGGTCAACGTAATAAAGAGCATAAGTGATCTCGGCGGCATTAGAAACATTCCCACTTGAGTTAGTAAGAAATACATCTAAGTCACCTCTCCCAAGGATCTGATTCCGCTTAAATAAAACAGACATCGCTTTATCTCCTTCCTCTCTAGTTTAAAATAGAGAAAAGATAGAAGGACTATCAAACTTAAATGCCGTCTATAGGATGCCTAAAGTCTTCTTGAACTCGATCAAAAGAACTTAAAACCTTAACCATATCCCCAAAAACCCATTTACTGTCTTGGATTTCCTCAACTTCTTCTCTCCAATCGGGAGGGGGCATACAATCAGTTAAATCGACAGCTTTAATGATTCGGTGACCTAAAGAAATTGTTCGACATATACGGTGACAACCGTCAACGACTAGGCCATCACAAACCAACACAGGACAAGACATATCAGCCTTCAAGCATCTAAGAATATGATCAGATAAATGACTATCACCCCATGACCATCCCTCTAAAAAGTCAGAAGGTATTTCCCAATCAGTTGCTTCTTTCTTTCCTGAAAGTTCTATTAACTTAGAGACATCCCAAACGTCACCATTTTTTTCATATGTGTGCATTAATAATCCTCATCACCAAACTTGTTTTTGACCCTCTATTATACCCAACCCCTTACGGCTAAATATCTATTTGCTACTCTTTGACTTGCTTCACGATAAGAAGCTTTCTTATTATGCTGTGCAAGGTCTTTTCTACGGCTAGGTTTCTTCTTTCCAAAGTTTTTGCCTTGTTGTCGGCTCTTCTTTCTATCTTCTCGTAGCTTCTTTTTTTTAGGGTCTCCATCACCCCCCTTAGTAGAACGACTGATTCCTAAGACTTTTTCGACTTTCTTTTTCTTCCCAAAGAACTTTTTGATTTTATCTCCCTTAGTATAAGCCTTTTCGTTTAGTTCACCCTCTATCTCATTAAGGTTCTTATTAATTCTTTCTATGTTGAGTTTGCCATTACCAGTTGAAGCACCCTCATATTTAGACCACAGATCACCCCCCTTACCTAAATTTTTAGATCCCTTCCACTCTTTATAAGCAGTCTCTACTTCTTTCTTTGTCCAAGGCTTACCTGTCGAACGGTAGCAAGGACCTTTAGTATTAGGGTTCTTACAAGGAACAGGCTCTCGTTTAATATTCTTAGTCGAAGGGACACGGGCTTCCTTGACAAACTCACTTGCGATACGGTCAAAAACGTCCATGAAAACTCTCCTTAAGGTAAAATTCCGATATGAAATTTATATTGTATATCTAACAGTTTATCTTCAAAAACAGGGAAGCAAAAGCTGACCACTTTACTAAAGTGATATTTACCTTCCCAACCCCTAGAGATTTTACCCCCACCTTTAGATTCCCCATTAGGTGCTGTTTTCAATTTTAAAAAGTTTTTGAACTTTTCCCAAAGCTTATCAATCTCAGGGTCAAGCCCACGCAAATACCATTCCTGATGAGAATATATGGGGAACTCTCCACTGTAGGCAACATACGCTTCTCTCCCCACTCCCGACATCTCCCACAAACCCGAAACAAGTGCTTTACCACAGATATAAGTCCCTCGTTTGTCTATCGCCCATTCTAAATCACCAACTAAAGAAACATCTTCAGCTTCCCAAGATAAACCATCTTCAGGAATTAAATATAATGATCTCCAAAACTTAGGGGGGATATCTTCTTCAAGATTCTGAACCCACTCTATAAAGAGAGACTCATCTCTGTTTATCAAAGGGTCTTTGTTACCCACACCAAACTGTTCTTCAAAGTGCTTATACATAGCACTGCTACGTTCCTCTTTATCAAAGATATTCAGAATCTTTTTTTTAATGATAGGGGCTATAGCCTTCTTATCTGCTTTTTGTCTCGAAGCCATTTTAACACGATTCGCTACTCGAACAGGGTTTGCTTTAATCTTTTTAATTCTAAAAGACCCATCACTATTAAAGTATCCTAATCTATACACATCAAAAGAACAAACACCTTGATGACTAAAGTCTTTTACATACCCTAAATAATCACAGTCTTCAGGAACTAGATAGAGAGAGATTTTCTTCTCCTCAAAATCGTAGATGAGCTGACTGCTTGTATACATATTATCAGTCCTGCGAACGACATTAAATGGAGAAGTAGGGTCTTCAAACCTTTGTGCATAAAGCTGTTTAATCAAGTCTTCAGGTGATTCTACTTCAGAAAGAGTGTCAAACACTTTCTTTAACCTAGTATGCGAACTCTCTTTGTTCTCACCTATTGTGTATCCTGCATCGGGGTAGTTATCACCATGATTAGATCGGACATGATGTTTACCTGCACTCAAGTCTGAAATAAAAGCTTTATGTTTAGCTGTATGCTCTACTGACCTAGCCTCAACTCCATCGGAAAGAAAGGTATGCCCACGCACACCTCCATCATAGTGTATTACTGTCTCTAAAGCGTCTTCAAAAGTACGGCACTCTAAAGTCTTAAGGATTCTACTTGCATCCCTAGAGCCTAAAGCACCTAATGTAATGTTATCTTTCTTCTTTTTACCACCCTTACCCTCTTTCTCATCCCAAATAACCATAAGAGCAGAGTTAGAGATTCCAATCCCATATTCATTTATACCCTCAACCCAACCCGTGTGTTCATCTCTGAAGTACACCATTTCAACACCATTTCTCATGGTGTGATAGATTTTTAGTTGGGGTGTATAATTTCTATCTCTGTTTTTAAACATAAACTTCTTTCCGTTTATGTCAGAGAGAGCAATAACACAAGAACGCTTATACATAACTAATCTCCCTTAAATAGAGGTAAGCAAGTAAGAGCGTCTAAAGTTATGGTTGTTCTCCAAAAGCCAATCAATCTTACGAAGTGCAGCCTTTCGGAAGATTTTCTTCAACCAACCCTTACCTTTCTCATAGAAGTCTCGTGTGGTTCGACCTAAAAACTTAAAGGTTTTACCAAGATCTTTAATGACACCTAGCCCTACAGTTGCAAAAGAAACACCCATCTTTCTTATAATTTGAGCCGTTGCTGTTGAGTCGGTAATTAAAACAATAAGCAAGACAACCCCAACGACTTTCAGGATGCCTAAACCAACGGTAGCTAAAGCGGTTTTCGCAAGTAAAGCGATCAATGATATTTTAAGAATCGTGATCCCAATTTTCACAACGAGTAGTTTAGTGTCAGGGGTGCTTACTATATATTGAGAAAGGTCTTCCATCTTAGTGAGTGCCCAATCGGAAGTAGTGTCTTCCCCTACATTAAAGTACTCTCTCATCTCGTCATAAGAAGAACCCGTCAATACCCCAACCTCTTGAGGTGTTCTTGCAGAAATTAACTGACCCATCATTTTCAGAGTCGAACTAAAGTCACCTGCTTTCTTCAAGCTCTCTGCAATCTTTGCCTCATAAGGTGTTTTTGGTTTTTGAGCTTTATCCACAAAAGTATGAATCTTACCCACTAAACCTCTTTCTTTCATAACATCGCTAATCAAAGAGAAAGGACCACTGAACTTCCTTGAGAATCTCTCTTTATATTCATTAATGATTCTAGTCAGATAAGCAGTACCAAGACCTTCTTTCACTTCATTCTGAGTTCTTTCATCTTTTAAGTAGTCATCAGCATCCTCCCAAAAAGTAGCGTCAACTGAAGCTACTTTAGAGCTGTTCAAAAGAGTCGAAAAAACACGCCTCATTTGATCCATTTCTCTGACGTTCCCAGAAGCGACTATAGCTCTGCGGATCTTTCGGTTCTGTTCATGTGCCATTAAGACATTAAATACACTTGCTTGACGATTCATAACTTTCTCCTTGTTCTTTCTACCAATGGTATCTCATATAAAGCTTTAACTGAAGATCATCTACGACAACACCTTTAGGGGGTTTGGAATCATAAGAATACTTAAAACTAGGAAGTATAGAGAAACCACCGATAATGTTTACGCCCACTTGACCTACAGCAGTCATACGATAATCAGAGTGATCCTCCACTTTGGGTTGATAATAACCTGTTAAAGACATCTTGAGTTTACCTCCAAACCATTTCTCAGTTAAAGAAACGTAGTTTGTAAATCGAGTAGTAAAGCCTTCACCCCCACCTTCTTTCAGTTGCTCATATTCAGACATCGCACCTAAACCTAAAGCTACTTCCCCATCAAATAAGGGAGAGACAAGTCTTAAATACCCTCCCTCAAGCTGACGTATTTTTAAGTCCTTAAAGTCATCATATTGACTTTGAATGAAGAAGTCCGTACCTGCAAAACCCCACCACATAGTTGTCCATCTCAAATGAGCAAAAGCTTCATCCTTAAAGTCCACCCCTTCATTAACTCCCTTTTCAGAGCTGAGTTGAAGAAAGATATGGTGTGTCTTTTGGACATAATCGACTCTGTTTTTTAGAGCATAAGTTAAAACGTCATTGTTCCCTGTAAGCCTCTCGAAGCCTACATCAATAGTCCCTGAAAACCCCTCTTTCGACCCTCCTCTTAAATCTTCAATATTAACCTGACCAAAGGAAAGAAGGGGGGTGAGAATAATAATAAAAAATACAATGAAAGATCTCATAACAATCCTCTTTCTAAGTGTTCAAACAGGAGGGTTAATAAATGTTCTATAGCTTATCTACTTTTAATAAATAGGGAGTTAAAGAACATGAGAAACAAGATAGCTAACTTAATGGAAAGAGTAGCCCAACTAGAGGAAGAAATGATTAAGGGTCTTGAAGGTCAAGATCTCTCAGGTCAGGACTTCTCAGGGTGGGATTTAAGAAACACTGATCTTAGCGAAACCAACCTCACTGACGCTGACCTCTCTGAAGCTAACCTCAGAAACGCTAACCTCATAAAAGCTAACCTCAGAAACGCTAACCTCATAAAAGCTGACCTCACTGAAGCCAACCTCTATGAAGCAAGACTCAGATCCGCCAACCTCACATTAGCTGACCTCAGAGAAGCTAACCTCAGAGAAGCTAACCTCAGATCCGCTGACCTCACTGAAGCTGACCTCACTGACGCTGACCTCACTGACGCTGACCTCACTGACGCTAACCTCACTGACGCTGACCTCGCAAACGCTGACCTCTCAAACGCTGACCTCAGATTCGCTACCCCCACAGGAGCTAACCTCAGAAACGCTAACCTCAGATTAGCCAACCTCACTGACGCTCACCTCAGAAACGCTTACCTCAGATCCGCTAACCTCAGATTCGCTGTCCTCATAAAAGCTAACCTCATAAAAGCTGACCTCACATACGCTGACCTCTATGAAGCTAACCTCACTGAAGCTGACCTCAGATTCGCTGACCTCAGATTCGCCAACCTCACATTAGCTAACCTCAGATTCGCTGACCTCAGATCCGCTAACCTCACTGACGCTAACCTCACAAAAGCTGACCTCACTGAAGCTGACCTCACTGACGCTAAATATAATAAATACACGAAGCTCCCTTTCTCAGATGAGGAAGCTACTAAAAGAGGGATGGTTAAGATATGAGAAGTAAAATAGCTAACATACTCCTCGAATCCCTGAAGTAGTTTTAATGGTCTTGACGAGCCATATAAGTCAAAGACTTCATACTTCTTATTTCATCAACAAAACTCAAAGCAGGAATACGAGCCGTTCTGTTAAAGTATTCTCTTTTTAAGTCTCGTATCATGTCCGTTTTCTCAAAGATAAAGAAGACCTTATTTCCTTCTTTCTCTGTACTCACAAAACGAACACCCGCAGTTTTCAGATAAGCTGAAAAATAAAGATCAGAAGTTTTATACTTCATCATCTTTAGTCTCTTAAATCTAAGACAAGATTTTGAGCCTTCTTCACTCCTCTGTCCTCAGAGGGAATTATAACAAGCTTACCTTTTTTATCCCACTTCGCAACTAAAGGTTTCTTTCCCCACTTGGCTGTTAAACATAAACCATCTGAGGTCAAAACTCGACCGTCAAAAGAGCTTTTCTTAAGGAAAGCTCCGACTGCCCTCTTATCCTGAAGTGCGATTTTCAAACCCAAACCCCCATAAATTCTTAAAGTAAAGTACCGTCTGCTTTATATAACACACACTGAGGGTAAAGAACATTACCTTTAGCGTCTGTGCTAGATGATTTAGCCACAGAAAGCTGACCTCTCGCTACAGAAAGATAAAAGCTTGAATCACTTGGGTCAATCGCTTGATAGACATTGCTGTTGAAAGCTGAAGTCTGTTGTGCCTCTGTAAGATAGCTATCAGCGACACTCGTACCTGCTGAAACAGTAAAGTTCGCACCACCAAGAATGCTCAAGATATTCTGAACAGTAGCAGTGGAATCACCTGTACCAACGATACCTGTATTATTAAAGTCTTGACCATTACCCGCTGCTTGGATCGCATCATTTATTTTGGCGAGAGTGAGTTCATTCCCATTTCTCATTCTTTTTAATAACGTACCCGCCATGTCGCTAGCTTGGGCAGGAGTAGGATTAGCCCCACCTGCTTGAACATCTATTGTGGTCAACAGGTAAGCAGTAAGACCACTCACAGCCTTAGAAACAGCATTGTTAGCTACGACAGGAATATTATTCTCAGGTTGTCTGAGATAACGAGGTCCTTGTGCCGCAGGGTCAACCACAGGGTTTCTCTGTGAACGGTTTGGAAAGAGATCAGTAATCTGAAAACTATTATTAGGGATAGTTTCATCCCTTAAGCAAATAACTGGATTAGGCATTTTCTAACTCCTAACTTATTGGATTAATGAACCGTCATCGTTGTAAGCAACGAGAACAGGGGAAGCGACACCACTAGTAGTCTTTTTAGACTGAGCTAGATTGATTTGACCGCTTCGAGCAGAGGTGAAGAAGCTTGCGTCAGCACTAGAAACATCTTTAGTTCCAACAGGGGTGCTAAAGAAAGAAGCTTGAATGTTAGCGTCTAAAGGAATAAACACATCGTTTGCACCCTCATTCCCTAGATCTGTAGTCGCAGGTAAGGTATAAACACGACTGCCTGAAAGAATCTGAAGAATCTCTAAAACAGTCGCAGTGCTGTTACCCTTCCCAATACCATCAGCATCACCCCCATCAACTGTAGTAGCTTGGATAAGAGCATTGATAACAGCGACAGTTAGAGAAGAAGCATAACCGACCTGACCAATGATAGCAGTTGCGATAGCGTCTGCTTGGGCAGGAGTTAGACCAATATCATTTGCATCGCTTGTAACTTCTATCGTAGAAATCAAGTATGCAGAAAGACCCGAAACCGTAGTTTTCACTGTGAAATCAGCTTCAAGAACGACAGTCTTAACTAAAGCCCCATTGTAGATCGCTCGTTGATAACGAGGTCCTTGAAAGTTAGGATTTAGGGTAGCGTTTGATTGAGTTTTGTGAGGAAATAGATCAGTGATCTGAACCAAAACCTCATCTGTTTTATTAGGTACTGTGGGCATACAAATAAAAGGCATTTTAAATCTCCATTCTTATGGTTTAAACAAACAATGAACCGTCTGCATTATAAACGGTTACGATAGGGTCTGTGGTCAAAACACCTGCAAAACCTACCTTTACATTTTGATTAGATTTAAGACCTGAAAGAACACCGCCTTGCGCTGAAAGAACCCAAGAAGAGTCCCCATCAACAGGGTGTCTCACATCATTCTGAAAGCCTGCTGAAGCATTAACATCAGGGACAAAGTTTCCATTTGCGTCTTCGACCGTACTTCCTGCTTTGACGATGTAAGTCTCTCCTGAAAGAACACGAATAAGCTCAGAAACAGTGCTGTTTGCTTCAATGTCAGTACCTGCACCACCAACATTGATGTTAGTAAGAATGCCGTTAATAGCAATTGCGGGGAGAGCATTTCCATCACGAACTTCTGCGAGGATAAGGTTAGCTCCGATTGTTGCTTCTGCAACTGTAAGAGCGTCTCCGTTAGCTCCGCCTGCTTCAACATTCTTAATAAGGAAAGCAACAAGACCTCTTGATTCACGAGCAAACGAGATCACGTTTGCAGTGGTGCTTAGGATAGCTCTATACTTTCCTTTCACACCTAGATCAATCTGTCTTACATAGATCGGGCCTGCACCAACGGGGTCGATTGCAGTATTTCTTTGGCTTTCATTGGGGAACAAGTCAGTAACCATAACTGACCCATTCTGAACTTCGGCTCTACGAGCGATTAAATAAACTTGTGCCATGACATCTTCTCCTTCAAGAACGAACTGGGTCTAAAAGAATACTCACATAAAGAAAGTATTTAGCCTCTATTAACAATCCCACATCTAATAGAGAAAAGAGGCGTACCTCCATCAGACGCTACAAAAACTTCGGGGACAGAAACACCTGTAACAGTGAGTTCCTCCCCTGGTCTCAGAATTGAGGGGGTCATACCTGCTGAAAGGGAAAAGAACAAGTTCGTCCCCCCTTGAGCTTGAGAGAAATTCTTAATGTTAAAAGTCCCACTAAAATAAGGGAGGTGGAGGTTTAAAGAACCTTCACCCAAAACGTCAGGGATCACCCCATTAGTCGCTAAATCGGGAGCATTCCCCACAGTAGTGAAAAAAGGTACAGTAACCCCAAAGAAATCATAAGGTGGAACAGCAAGTACAGGACCAAAGCGTGTGGTAGACCCATCTCTTAAAACCCCTCGCAATCGTAAATAAATTATATCAGAATCGGGAGGGATTCTTGTCACTCCTACTTGAGGGACTGTCGCAAAGTCATCTAGGTTAAACAAGAAGCTAGTAATATCTCTTTTACTGTCTTCTTGGCCTTTAAATCTTTTTTGCTTTAGAGTCGGAGAAAGATACGTCCGACCCGACTTAACAGAAAAAAGCAAAGAGGGGCTTAAAAAAGCATCGTTCAAAGAACTCGCCCCATATACTTGCAATGTTTCGATATTTCTAAGATTCGTGTTAGAGATAGACATATCTGTAACACCTTTAGATCTATAATTTAAACTAGCTAACAAGCGTCCTCTACTCATTTTTTACTCGCTTTCTCTTTTGCGATCAGGGGTTCATAAGATTCAGTGCTTTTACCTTTAGACTGAGCTAATTTTTGAGCTTCGCCCCAAGAGTCTACACGTTCACCATCGACATTAGGGGCGAGAGTAACATTAGGTGCATCACGCTTCATTTCAGCAGTTCTTGCGTCTAGCTTCTTATTTTTAGCTCTCATCTGTTGGTTTATCCTATGGTTTTTACCAGCCCAACCATCACCTTTAAGAATGAAGTTTCTAGTGGGTTGAAAAAGTTTTTCATTCTTAACCCCACACTCAGGGCAGGGTTGGGGGGTTTTGTAATCATCCATAGGTATTGAACATTCATATTCAATCTCACACTTGGTGCATTTATATTCGTATCTCATTTTAGACTCCAAAAAAATCTCTCAAGACCGCATAAACGTGCTTACACACTTTATGAGTACCTTGAGGGTCACGCTTGACAGGTTCATCTAATGTACCTTTAGGTGTACCGAACAAATAACCATTTTTTTGAGCATGAAACTCACTACCTTGATATCTCCAATAAGCACAGTTGCAACTTAAGAAAATATCAGGATCTTTACGAACTCCTTTAGCTTCAAGTGATACTTGATAATCTCCCACTGTAAATACAATCGGCTCTCTAAAAACTTTCTGTTCAAAGTCTTTAGCTACAACAGAAATAGACTTCGCTTTAGAAATGACCGAAGGGTCTAAGTCTTTTAAGATCAAATCTTTTTTTGCGGATGTCTTCGTTTTCATGTCTACCCTCTTGATACATACATTTAAAGGCTAGACATATAAAGAGTATAAAAATCACTGAAGGTCTCTGTAATACCTATACGCCATAAGGAAGAACATTGAGTAAGTAAACGCAGAACCTGTGATAGCTAAGTAAGTGAAAAAGTTCATGTCTGAACTCCTATTCTGATACATTAAAATAAGAGGGTGTAGTATCAGAGCATTCTCTTTATTACAAATTTATTTAAGGAGTTATCATGTGCGATAAAGAATGGTTGAAAGAAGCAGTCAGAAGGCTATTAAACCCACCAAGAGATGATTAACCACTGTGGGCTACAAGAACCCCTAGACCACACAAAGTTAAAGCCACAATCCCTCTCCAATTGAAGCCAAAAAAATAACAGTTCAATATCAGTTCAATACTTAGACCACAAAAGGCCCAAGTAACTCCTGCTTTCCAAACGTCTCCCAACTCTATGAGTTTCCACCAAGCATATAGGCATAGGTAGTTTGTAAATAAACTTGTGTACAGCCACCATTTTAAAGGGCCCCATGCTATCCCGTATAACTCTTTTGAATTACCCTTAAACCAAAAAATGAGTTCAGCGAGGCATAAAAAAATAACAGGGAAGGTATAAGACTTCATATATAAACCTCAAAGGGATAAAAGATGAACATAGAAATATTTATTGAGTTTCTAAAAGAGTATGTAATCCAACATAAGATTTATTTAAAGCTAGAGCCACCTCAAGCGACTTCGTTTAGTCTGATGGAAGAAAGAATAATCCTCGACTATCCTCACTTGTGTTTAGCTGACATAGTTATAGATAATTGGTCTATGATGTTAAAAACCATGCTTAAAGAAGAGCCTGCCTCTAGGGGGTTTGTTTTTTGGTGTATTGTAGAAAATCAAGACACTAATCAAGATAACGTACTCTTATTAATATATGATCGAACTATAAATGAACTCAAAACGTATACCTCGGACATTTTTTTAAGCGACTATAAAGAAGTAAACTTAGAAGAGTGTCTACCACAGTTAGTCGATAACTACAGTGAAGAAATTGTTTATCACTAGTAACCACCGCTATTGAACCAACCTTGTCCTTTAAGAACAAAGTTCATACCTTTGATCAGCAGTTTGGGGTCTTCCTCACCACACTTAGGACAGGGTGGTTTTGGGTCATCCATTTTGTGAAAAACTTGGAACTCCTGCTGACATACTTCTTTTTTACATTTGTAATTGTAAGTAGGCATTACTTAGACTCTCTTTCTTTACGGACTTTTCTTTTCTCTTCCTTATACCGACTTTCTAAGTCTAAGAAAGTTTTGTCTAACTCTTTTATTAAAAAAGACATTCTTAGAGTTAAATCTTCGTTTGAAGCGTTTTTCTGATATTTATTAATAGATGACAAATCCTTCGAGGATGACTTAAGAAGAAATTTACAGTTCTCTAATCGAGAAAGCAAACTCCGATACAAGCGAGATTTCCTATGTTCCATGATTTAAACCCCCAACAAAAAAACACAAAGAAAGAACTTCTTTTACAATGTAGGAAAAACATATTTAAGACTATACAGAATAATATACCACTGAATGAAAGCCCTTCATTCTATTATTGCCCTCAAGGTAGTGTTATTTACACCTTCTCTAAAGAAGACCAAAAAGACTTAACCAAGAAAATAAATGACTCTTTACTTTGGGGGGTGGACTTCACTTGTTGTCTTTGTTTAAAGAGCCAAGAAGAATATGGTTTCGTTTTACTAAAAATGAACAAAGAAGGCATAGAAGCCTATTACCAAAGACCTCCAAATCTTATAAAAAACGAATATATTTTTGAAGGACCTATCAAAATAAGAAACCCTCTAGTGTCTCTTTCCTTCTTGTTTGAAAAAGATGAAGATGTCATCTATCATTAAGCTAGTTCAACATCCAAGATGGAAATGGACTGAAGGTATGTTGGCTTGCCCACCCTATAAGCTAACTCAAAAAATAAGAATCAGATACGAAGACAGAGCCTTCAATAAAGGGTGGATTCCCGTATTAGAGGATGAAGCTACTTTGTCTTGTATGTGTCTCTTACTTATCAAAGAAGGGGGAGAGCTTGGATACAATAACGGAAAGTATCTTATCAACGAGAAGCTTGAGTCAGAGAATCTTGAAGATATAATCTGCGAAGGACTCTTTGACACTTGGAAATCAGATCAATCCTCGTCAGTTTCAAAAAACTCATGAGGAAGATCATAACGGTGAGTCTTAAAGTCAAAGTACCCAACCTTCACTTTAAGCTTACCTTTTGCTTGGATAAGTTCACCTGAAGCACTCTTCTCTTTCAAGAGGTCGTTGCTGTATACAGGAGACACACCATTCACAGCTACCGTAATATGAGGGAACTTGTTATCGACAGGCAAGTTTGTGTCTATTAAGACTGCAACACACTTGTCATCAAAAGCATATCCTACAATGTCTACGGTATAGGTGTTACCCAAGAACTGTTTATAAGGTTCTAGGTCTGTTGCTTTGCCCTTCTTTAAAAATTCCATCGTCATGTGATGACTCTTAATATCCCAACCTTTGAGTGAGGGAGCATCGTCTTGTCTTTCCAACCAAGAAGTTAAGTCAGTTGGGTTCTCAAGAATGGCTTCAATGAAGTTGACCTTGGTCTTCTTCTTTTTTTGAGCTGAGATTTTGTTCAAAGTCGGTAGGATTTTAGATCGCAAATGTGGGTTATCGTAAGCGATTCTTATTAGTTTCTTTCTTGTGTCGGACATGGGAGTCTCCTTATTGTTGTTTTATTTAGTTACAAAGGCAAAAAGATAAAAGAGGTATATACGTTACTAGTTTATACTTTTAACTAGTTCCTCTATTTCTTCTTCTGAAGCACTCTGAACAGATTTAAGATCACCTTGAGCGTCATGGAAGAAAACATCTTTTTCAGGAATCTTCTCAAAGATTTCTTCCACATCAAATCTTTTTTGCTGTTTAAAGAAAAGAGAAGAAATGCCCCTTTTGAGTTTTTTGATGGAGGAGCTATTTCCTTTGATAATATCTTTAGGGTTGTATCCCATAAGTGAACCTAGTGCTAGACCACCTAACACTTTAATCGTAAATATCTGAGGTAATGAAATAGCGATCATCATAGGGATTGCATAGTTTAACTGATACAGAAAGATGTCTATAAAACTAGCTTCTGTCCTTGAGCCAGGTAAGAAAACCTTTTTCTTACCAATCAGTTTTAATGAGGTAAAGAAAGACTCAAAAAACTTGAACGGGTTTAGGGTTTCCCACGCCACTTTTATAATCTCTGTGACTGTCCTCAAACCTAAATCTTCCTTAGCGATATTTACCGCCTTGATTCTTAAATCTTTAAGGTCAGAAGTATCATCATACCCACTCATATAATCATCATAGAAGAACAGTCCATCCCTTGATCCATAATACTTGATGAACCCCACTCTACTCAGAAGGTCTTTACCGCTCTCCCTATGTTTAGCACCTAGTTTCCATGCGAAATAGAGCTTTGACAGTAGACGATCATAAGCAAGGGATTGAAAAAACTCAGTGAATAGGTTGACGACAGGGGTTTGAACAAAGAACACTTTTAAGATTTTTAAGAACGCATTTTTAACATACTTCGCCATGCCTTTAACTTTAGCGACACCCGAACTGATTAGATTTGTTACCCAGTTGGAGGCGAGGCGTAGAGTCTTCGCTTGTCTATATTGAAAACAGGCGATAATCACTAGCTGTCTTTCTGAAAGAGATGCCATCTTTATATTTACAGTGTTGAACTGACTTGGGGACTGTAAGAAGTTAATCATTTGTTTTCCTTTCTTAAAAACTAATGTCTAAGTCATTTGAGTTTGCTTTCTTTCTGTTCTTTTTTCGACTGTCAGATTGCTGTTTTTTCTGCTTTTTTGTGTCGTGCGGTCCTTTTTTGACTTTAGTATAGCCCTTAGCTCCACTGTCGCCCCCACTTGACTCCCCACCTAATCCTCCAAGACCTCCACTTGTAGAAACAGACTGACCTGTTGCTGACTCTGAAGAATCAGGGGCTTCTGAAGTATCATCTTCATCATCACCTTCACCCTCTAAAATGTTACCTGCCATGTCTTGGGCTTCTTCTTTAGAGATACCCTCACTCTCCATAAGACTTTCTACGATACCCTTATCCTCTCCTTTACTCTCACCTTTATCTCCATCGGACTTACTTGTATCTGACTCACCCTTGTCATCCTTCTTAGGCTCGTCTTTCTTCTTGGAGTCATCTTTCTCGCTACCATCCCCCGCTTGTTGGACAATTCTTTTTGCAAGTTGAAAGAGTGGTTTGATGTACTCTTCTTCTCTTAACTCCTCTGCAAATTCTTTTGTCTCCTCATCAGAAAACAAAGTAGCCCAAGTCACTTCTTCTTTTGTTTTAGGTGACTTTACTTTCTTAATACCGTTAGAGTATTTGTTCCAATTGACCATTATTTTCATAAGCTTTGGGGTCTGTTTTGTTCTTTTTTTACCTCGAATAAGACTTTGCAGTCTCTTAGTTATCTTAGTTCTTTCCGCACCGTTCTCGCTTGATTTGTAATTAGTCATCAACATTTGAAGCTCTTGTTTTTTACTCTTCTTACCTTCAGCTTTCTGCATCTTCCTCTCAGCACCTCTCCCCTCTCCTTTAGGGGCTCGGTCTTGCTTTTTAGCTTTTTGTTTACCTGCTTGGTTCAGATCAGACTGACTTATCTGAGCTGACTCCGCACCTACAATGATCGGTCTAAGAGAAGGGTTCTCATAAGCTAAACGAATGAGTTCTTTCTTACTGCCTTCAAAGTTCAAAGATCGAGAACCCTGATCTTCCCAATGCTCTAAGAAATGAATAACATCTTCGCCTTGAGAAGCCCTCTTTAAGAGCATAAGACCTCTTTGCCAATGGTTCGAGGGGGAGGAAGCTACTCTATCTGATAACTGATTCAAGAACTCTAAGCTTGAGTTATGCTCAATCTCTTTCTTAACCAAAGAAAGAAGATAAGTCTCTGTAGCCTTAGCGAGTTTTGTATTCGGGAACTGAGACGAGATCTTAATAAGTCTTACAATGTCCATGATTGCCTCTCTTTTTATTTATCTATCGCTAGACCGTTTATAAAGAGTCTAAAAGAAAGGGTGGCATGATGTTTTGTTTTTACTCTGAACCTTTGATGATGTGCCTCTGCATCGAGCAAATATTAAATCTAGTATAAGGATAGAAAAATGGCTTACGTTATTGCAATCGAATTTGATCCTGATGAGCTTCTTGATCTTTTAGGGATGAGTTCTCCCGATGGCCCTGCTGTTTACAAAGGGTTGGAGCTTGATGTTTCTATTCTGAACTTTGGTCCCGAAGAATCTACAGAGACTGCACCCGAAAAGCACCTTCTTAAAATAGGGGGCGGTGGGGATCTTCAAGATGATGTAATGTCGGCAGAGTTCATAGTAGATTCAGACCCAAGGAGATTCAGCATCTTTCCGATGCACTCAGGGAAAAAGCTTGAGAACTTTTTAATCAGTGGGGAGAAATTAAAGGCACAAAAAGAAACGTACAATACACTCTTAAATCAGATCAAAACTGCTTTCGGATCTAATGCACCAAGAGTCATCGACACTTTACTAGGTCAATCTTCTCTTTCTAAGAGAGACGAAAAGATTTTGAATCAGCTTGAGCAAATACTTGACCCAAGCTCTGACCTTGCAAGGATTCAAAATCTCCTAAATGAAAATAGATTGAAGAACCATCCTTTCTTAAGTGACTTGAGAGAAAAAATCCTCAAAGGAACTAGACTATCTACTAGGCAAAGAGCGGCGATTGGAAAGTTTGAAGGATCGGGTACAGTTGACCAAACACTCTTAAACCGAATAAACGCAGTGCTTAAGAAGACCCCTAACAACCGATTTTTAAAGTCTTTAAAAAGCCAAGTTTTAAGTGGGAGAAGCCTTTCGCCCAAACAGATTTCCGCTCTTGAAAGTAATGAGTCAGGTAAACCAAAAAAACAAACCATGACTGAAAGCAAGTTCGGGACACTAGGACACCACGACAGAATAAAAGTAATCTTAGAACATCTTAGGATATCTACTCGTCCAAATTTGAAAAACCAACATAGAAAATTAATCCGAGAGCTTTATAACGATGGGATGCGTGGGACACCTATTAACACGTCTTATTCCAGAGGCGAATTAAAGGTCCTCAGAGAGATCATTGATTATCTAATCTACGGTGGAGGGCAAGGGGGTAATGACTTCTTAGAGTCTTTGACTACCGCTGAAAGAAAGCATTGGGTTGAAGGCACATTTTTGATGTACTAACAGAACATTCTTCTTAACATAGCCAACCCGCCTTTTTTCCACACCTGATTAGGGTCTTTACCCCTATATTTTGCGAGGTAAACCCTAGCTCCTAATGACTCAAACTTTGACTTGAGCCAAGCACCCTTCTTTCTACCTGTCTCATCATTATCATAAGCTATGTAAATGGTGTTATAAGCAGATAAAAACCGAGAGATCATGTTGATTGAGTTGTTATCCATACCTGCTCTCAGAGTTGAAATAACAGCGTCTGATTTAGGGATCACTTTCTCTAAGGCAACAAGGTCAAAGATACCTTCTACAATATAGAGATCGCAACCATTCCACAGAGAAGCAAAAGCCTTCTCTGACCCTAAAAAGTAAGGATTCCATTGGGCTTGGGTTGTCCTATATTGAAGCACCTTCTTCTTACCTTCACCATCAAAGTCTCTAGCTTCAAAACCAATCAAACCACCTCTAGGTGTGTAAATTGGAATGATCAGATGACCTTCAATACGATTGCCCGTAGTGCCAAAGTTAAGAGTGAATCTTTGACAAGGAGAGGGGGTCGGTGGACACTTCCAAGTATAGAAAGAAATGGTGGTATCTTCATCTACCCCTCTACCATTTAAATAAGCTAAGTGCTTTTCAGAACAAGGGGTTAAACCTTGCTCGATCCAAGATACTACACTGCCCATGAAGGAGCTTCCTCCTCTCCCTTCTTAACTTTATTCGCAAGCTCATAACCTGACATATAAACCTCATCGTCTTTCTTTTGAGGTTCTTTCCCATTCATATTATCCAAGTAGCCTTGAATCTTATCTGTGGGTGCAGTGGGGACGGGTGATCCTGTTCTCATCATAGCCATAGCGTTTTGTATCCTTTCATCACATATTACTTTACTAGCTTCAAAATAAAACATCCAAAAACCAAGTCTTTCCTCATACCAAGAGTTACACTTCCCATAAACCCCACTGTTGTGGTGGCAGGGAGGAACTTTTTTTCGGTCATGGATTTTTATTAACCTAGAAAGAGTGTCTACAGAGTAGGTAACTCCTCTTAACTTAGCACACTCTTTCCTGACGAGCCTTTTGTTTTCTTTCGCATTCCAACCAACATAACCTTTTCTCCTACGGAACAGGGGGTAAGAATGACGGGCATGGATTTGGTAAATCCCACACGCTTCTCCTTTATCTCCTGAATGTGGGAAGGGGCGTAGACGACTCTCCATCCAAGCGAGAGCGAAGTATCTTGAATCAATCTTATCGTTCTTCTTCTCGGCTAATGTATAGAGCTTTTTAAGGAACTTTTTGTTTGCCCCTCTTGTGGACACAAGAAAGCTAAAGGGCTTTAGGATTTCAACTTTACTTGCCCATTGCATTTGATCGACAAAACATTGCGAGGAAAGTGATAACATTAGAATAAGATTTATCATTGTTTAATTTTTCTCCTTTATTGGTTCATGTGATAATTTAAAGACATGATAACAACAAGATATACGAAACCTGACACTGCTGTGTCTATAGAAGACCAATTATCATTTAAAAGACCTACTTTAACTTGAACGTCATTTAAGTAGTCTCGTAAGTGCTGAACAGTACCCTCCACTTCAAAGTTGTCAAGTTCAGGGTACTCTTTTTTGACCGTCCTTCTTAAAGTGGTTGAAGGGAAAGCTTTCAAAAGAGCCTCGGAAAGAAGGTACTTATTTAACTCTGTATTCTCAACCCACTCACCCCCAACAAGTTGGTCAGTATGCCCGTACACCTTCTCTAAGATTCGAGTTAACTCAACAAAATAGTTATTATAGGTAGCGTCTCCGACAGCGATGAATAAGTCCTCTTTATCTCTCTTTAACTTGACTGATCCTTCAGTTCCATCAAGATAGTCTTCAATCTTTATGGGCAACTTGATGTTCTTATCTCTTCGATCCGAAAGGTATTTCCATAAAGAATTTAAACACTCAGTCAAGTTATTTAAATCTACTTCATGTAAGTTCGCCCTAGTACGAGTAAACTTCAAAGGATTGCTTGCATATTTAGACTTAAAGCCTGCTTGTTCAAGACCTTGTGTAATCTTTTTAAGGTTTCCCTTTGACTGATCCACCCCTGCTAAATCACAGATCTGATTCGACATAATAGAAAGAACACCTTCATCAGACAACCTATACAAAGCCTTATGAATAAGCTCATTATTTAAGAAGTAATGTGGCGTTGGTTGGTCAACGGGTTCTTCCTCTTTAATAACGTCTATAAGGTCTTCTATAGAGTCTTCTATAGAGTCTTCTATAGAGTCTTCAGGGTAAGTGACGAAAGATTCTACGGACGAGGCATCTGTTAAATCAGATGTATTTTTTTCTTCTACCTTAAATAAGCTTTCAAGCTCATCTTCAGGAATCCCAAAACTTAAACCTTTAATGTAAAGGTCAAGTGTCTCCTTGAGTTTACCCCAACCATATTGATCAATAAAAACCTTTGATTTTAGAATTGATCTACCTTCAAGATCTTCGATTTGATTGATTACTTGTTTAATACTCACTTGACTTCCTTTCTCTTGTAAGTTTACTTTTCCACACCACCCCCCAAACCAAGAAATGATGTCTATGATCATATATCAGATTAAAAACACGAGTCGTTTAAAAAAATGGCAAATAGGTGTTTTAGAACTTTCTACTTTCTCTTTCACACAACCTAAGAAGAAGGAAGGAAGAAAGCCTAAAAAGTTAAAAGTAAAAAACGCCCGAAAAGGGATAGACCTCACCAAAAAACATCTTGAAGTTAAAAAGCTGTTTAGAAAGCACTGCTTGAATCTGTGCTACATCAATAACTGCGACCCTGAAGATGTGCTACAGGAAGTATACAAAGGGATTCTTATAAGAAATAAAGGTAAATGCCCTTATGATGAAAAAAAGTCTGCCTTTAGCACTTATGTTGTTATGGTATCAAGGTGCGTAACAATCAACTATATAAATAAAGCTAGAAAGAGAGCCCAAAGAGAGATTTTCGGGAAAGAGAAATCAGCAGAAGATGTGTATACGCTCAACATTCCGAAGGATGTTGTGGAGGGTGAAATAAATGAAAGAATCCTACTTTCAGAGTTGAGAGGATTATTAAAAGAAGAGTTAGTTGATATCTATGACGACCTTCTTGATGGACATAAAATAAGTCATATCTCAAGACGTAGAAAAATGGACACTCGAAAGGTAAATAAATACATCAAAGATATAAGAAAGACTTTAGAGCCATACACAAAAGGAAGTCGATGTTAACTTTTATTTATTCAACCGTAAACGCAGGGAAGTCAGCAAACCTCTTGATGAGAGCCCATTCTTGTTCAGAAAGAGGAATGAAGTTCCTGATCCTTGTCCCTGATGTTTCTCAAAAAAGAGATGGATCATCTCAAGTAGCTTCAAGGATTGGGTTTACCCATGAAGCTACTCCTCTTTCTAAAAGTTCTAACCCTGCTGAGATCGTCCTACAGGACACTATCAAAAACAGTGTCTCAGTTGACGTTGTTTTTGTAGACGAAGCTCAGTTCTTAACGAAAGAACAAGTGCTTAAACTCACTGTGGTCGCAGATCAAATTGGAGTCCCTGTCTTTGCCTATGGTTTACGGACAGACTTTAAAGGAAACCCATTTGAGGGAGCTACATTCTTAATGGCATGGGCTGACAAAATAGAAGAAATCGCCACCTTTGCGATTGGAGGGGAGAAAGCCATCTTCAATGCAAAGGTGGACGAAAGCGGAGGGCGTATTACTGAGGGTGAGTCAGTTGATGCAGGGTTTCATTATGTACCCCTTACAAGAGCTGACTTCAACCTCAGTCAAAATCACAAGGACTAAGCGTCAATCGAACTTCTTAAGTTAAAGGTAAACTGAATGTAAAGAAGTGGGAAGATCGGCTTGTAGAATACCTCTACAAGAAGCCCTGTAGGATCTTCGGGATCACGAGACACTGAAAGACCTGTATAAGAGTCAATAATCTGCTGTTTCACAAGATCCTTGAACATCTGATTCACACGACCTTCAATCTGACCAACAATACTTGGGAGATACTTCTCGCCAATGTATCCATTCAAGAGATTTCTCGCTCGAAGATGAACTGCGTCTGCAATCTGAATCACAGTCGGAGTCTTGGTCAAAATAGAACTAACATCAGTAGTCAATCCTTGACGCACATTAAGAACAGAACCTTGTTGCTGAAGGATCGTAACACCTGCCGAAGCAGTTTGGTTAGCGTCAACAGCGTCAAGTGTTCTTAGGAGGCCATTGAACCCTACAATCGTTCTGTTAGTCCAAGGTGTCGCTTCATCAATCGTAGCTGAAGTAGTGGCACAAGCCATTGCGACAGCAAGATAACGACTATCAACGATAGTATTGACAGAAGCTCCCACATTGTTCGTAAGAGTAATACTTACAATGTCAGGGTAAATCAGACGAACACGAGTGTTCTTTACATTTCTAGCCAATGTAGAAACTTGTGCAGGTGAAGTCCCTGCGGGTACACCCAAGATGGCTGTTCTTTCTGATCTGAATCTTAAGCTAGATTGCAAATCACAGTGTAAAGAAACATCAGCGAGAAGCTCTGTACTAGCAGGGATCAAAGGAACGATAACAGAGGGAGAAAGTCCAGGGCTGATCTCACCCTCTACGTCTTTCAAAGCTTGAATCATCTGAGCTACTGTAGGCTCAGTTTGACCGTCACTCAAAGAAATCTGCTTAAGTGCAATCGTATTCGCTCCATTTAAGAAAGCGAAGTAAGCACCAAGAGAAAGAGGGTTATCTGTACTAACAGGTCCGTAAGTAGCTGTTACATCAGCAAGGCGAGTGAAGATACCCGTATTAAAGGCACTCTTCTTACGAGTGATATTTACATAGTAAGGCTCACCCAAAGAAGGCTCGTTACCGAGATGATGGAAAGTCTCAACCAAAGCGGTATCACCAATCTGAGTACCCACTGTGTTCGCTACTGTAAGGCTAACACCTGCAATCGAAGTAACAGGAATGTTTGCATTAGTGGTCAGAGTCTTAGACACCTTGAAAGAAAGAGTCGAGTTTGATCCCGTAGAATAAGCTTGACCCCCCGCACGAGGAAGTAAGGTGAAGCTAAAGCCTGTAACTGAGTCAATGTAAGTTTGACCAACCACACCATCAACACCCGTTCCGTCATTCAGAGTCGAAGTGTTTGATGAACCTGTACCTGCTGAGTTAGAAGAAGTAACAAAGAAGCCCTGATAAGGAGCTTCACCCACAGAGGTGTCACCATTCTTAATACCCAAACGAGTTGTATGGGTGCTAACAGCATTTCCATTACCAAACGTAAGAGAAGAACTCAAACCAACAGTCAAGCTCTCAAAACCAACATAGCTCTTACCTGTAGCGTCTTTCTTAACAAAAGAAATCGCAGTGTTAGAATAAGAACCTGCTCCATTGTGAGTAAACGGAAGACTCAACAACAAGCTAGTTAAAGTAGTAGGTGCGTTCTGCATGAAGGCAGAAGAAAGAGCTTCCGCATTTACAAGAGTAGAGACTGTGGTGAAGTCCTCAGTCAAACCAAGTAATTCATTTGCTGTACCTTCTTCAACAGTAATGAAGTCATCTTCAGTTTTGCTTGTAGAGACAATCCTGAGATTAGAACCTTCAATGCTTACAGTAGCAACACCTGCAAGAGCATCCCCCAATTGTTTAACAACAGTACCTGCCGTAGCTTTAGCACCATCATTAAATAAGTCAGCTCCCGTACCTCCTGCTGAAGAGGTAAAGGTTACAGACTTAGAAACACCTGAGAAGTTAAGATTCAAAGTGCTGTTTTGAGCGAAGCTTGTGTTATCACCATTGTAGAAAGTTACTTTAGGACTACCTGTCGTAGATGACTGATCACCCCAACCTGCTCTTATAAGAAGAGTTGGAGCTTCTACAACCGCAGTTCTTACAGCTTTAACCTCAGTAGATGAAAGACCACACTCAGTCAAAATAGAGCCACCAATAACTTCAAGACCCAACTGAATGGGAGGGAAGTAGTCAGCCCCAATACGAGTTCTGTTTCTGAAGATCAAACGATCTTTAACAGAATTGCTTCCTGCACCATCAATATCTGTAGAGACAGCAAACGCAACAGGAAGAATACCAAACTTAGTCTGAGATCCATCAGCAACATCAGTGTCGATACCTGCAATCAAACCAAAGTTTAGATCACCTAATGCGGCGTCATTATTTCCTTTGTCAATGGAAAGGAACTCAAGGTATCCTTGAACATCTCCTGCAAGTAGTCCATCAAGACTAAAAACAAGAAACCCATCTTCAGAAGAAACATTAATATCAATATCCCCATTGAAATTAGCAACGTCATCAATTTGAGTCTGAAGAGCTGAAGCAATATCAGAAGCTGAAGGATAAGCAATTGAACCAATAGTAATGGTTTTAACATTCTCACTAAGAGCGTCAGCTCCATTTATACCTCTGTATCTAATTGTAAGATGAGTGTGTTTACCTTGTGTTAAGTCCAAAGCACTCATCGGAGTCATCGCATAATACTTAGCACCAACACCATTTACATCTGTATTGATCGCATCAGCAATCTCAGAAGCAGTCGCTGTGGCGATAGCACCTGTCTCAACTGTAATATCTACATTGTCGATCTTTAAGAAGATGTTTCCATTGATCGAACCCAAGTCAGTATTATCTGAAGAAGCAGTATAAGGAAGTGGTTCACTTACATGATAAGTAAGCAATCCTCTACCCTTTGTAAGACCTGTTGGATCAGTCAAAATAACACTTTGCTCTGCGTTATTATCAACAGTGATCTTAATAGTGTCAGATTCACCTTGGATAAACACATAAGGAGCAGGGTTAGGTGTGAAGAACATAGCAGGTGTTGCTTCAAAGTTCTCAATCTGAACTGTGATGTCTTCTTCTACAGCTTTACCGCTACCTAAAATAGCGTCTGATCTTGTCTCTGCTCCCGATGGGAAGTTCAGAGTAGTAAGAGAAAGGTCAGTGCCTTTACCCTCAAAGGTTGCTCCATAAAGAGGTAGGTTCGCCTTTGATACGGTATAAGTACCAACATTCGATCCACCAACTGAAGCAACAGTAAGATCATAACCTCCACTTGCAATCGAGTATTGATCTTGGATGTTATTGTAGTAGAAAGTCGCAAACACTTTCTGACCGTAAGGAACAGGCTGACTCAGAGTAACCGTAGAGTTTGAAGGGTTGACTCGAACTACTTCAGCAACGTCATTCGCCAAAGCGTCTGAGATATTCCAACCGACTCTAACGATAACCTTCGTTGAGTTGTAAGTAGAAGTGCCTGTGCCTGTACCGTCAGTGGGTTGGTGAGCTAGCTTAAAGACATTAGGTAAGATTTTACCTGTATTGTCCACAAAAGCAGAACACTCACTGAGGTATACTCTTTCGTCTCGTAGAGAAGTTGTAATTTGGGTAGTACCAAAAGAAACATCTCCATTCTGAACTAGACCCGAAGAGGCAGAAGCAAAAGTACCCCAATAGAGTTTGTCATCTTTAAGAACCCAACTCTCACCTTCACTAAAAAGCCCCGCAGGACCCACAGTATCTTCAGGGGCGATAGCAACTCGATCAACAGAAACCACATCTCTTGCAGGCAGATAATCAAAGTTATCTACAAAGCTGTTGAAGTAATAAGAGATAGCTACTTTCTGACCAACTTTTGGAGGCTCTGATAGAGTAATCGCACCTGTTGTTGGATCTAAAGAAGTAGGGGTTACAGGAACTAAGTCTACAGTAACAGTAACGTCAGATACTTCTGAAGTAGCTTTACCGCCATTAGTCCCATCAACAATCGGAGCTTGATCGGAGTAGAAAACGGAGTTTCTTTCTGACCCTTTTTGAGTGTTGAACACACCAAGAACTTCATTTGAAGAACCTGCACCAATCTTAATAGAACCGTCAGCAACCAACTTGAGGTTAGTCGAGCCTTTGTGGTCAACATAAGTGCTTGCCACAAGAGTACCAATGTTTGAAGAGTTAATCTTTCCGACAATAACACTTAAGTGGTTTTCTCTCGTAACATTAGAGGGTTTAAGTGGGATTTCTATAATCCCCACAGTTCCGTCAACAGTAATGATAAAGCTACGAGAAGCGGCTTTAACCTCCATAGTCCCTGCTGTTCCGTAAAGCTCTGAAAGGTCATCAGATACTTGATCTGAAACATCTTCAGAGTCTACGAGGACATCAGTACGGTTAAAGAAGTAAGTCAATCTTACATCATCACCCTCTTTAGGGGCTTGAGAAAGAGTGACTAAGCCATCTTTCCCATTAACGGCAAGAACAACCACAGCACTTCCGTTAATCGTAGCCGAGACAGAAGAAGCAGTTTTAGTTGTCGTCCCTGTACCATCACCTGTAACGATAGGAAATTGACGAGTTCTTACTTGTGCAGTAGTTCCGTCAAAAGCCCCTAAGTTATAAGTGCTATTTGGATTCTGAGAAAGAACAACTCTACCTGTAGCGTCTTCTTCTACCATTTGTTGATCTATGATCGAAGAAGACCCTCGCACTAAACTTAAACCGTTTTGTGCAAAAGTCTCAGTACCTGAACCGATCAGAAGGGGGATTCTCCCCGAAAAGTTATTCTGTGGAGTAGGAGACTCAAATACTGTCTCTGTATAAACTCCTGGTGGTGCGTAACCGCCTCTAATAGCCATAATTGTTTCTCCTATTGATTAGTGGAAGAGCTAGACTTAATATTATCCATAGCAGAGACTCTGCTAGAGCGAAGATTGTTTCCCATTTCAGGGAGGACTTGATATGTTTGATCATCCATTCTTATGAGGTCTTTCCCTGTAGCATTATGAGACTCTATCAAGTCCCATTTATCTCTGCGTCTACGGTAAATCTGCTCCCATTTCTGTTGAGCGTCTTCACCGATGACACGATCAAAGTCCAAGTCAAAAGAATCTACACCTGAAGATTGAACCTTCATGGTTTGGTCTACTTTCGAGGTAAACCCAACGGAAGCAGAAACACACTGAACAACCTGTGCTTGCATACCGCAATCACATTTTATTTCTGATTTTTGCTTGCCGACTCTTTTTCTTGAGGAAAGACCACAAGAAGAACATTGGAACTTTAATATAGGCATAAAGAAGTCCTCCTACTATATTCTTAGGCTCTTATAGAATAACTATAAAAGCCTTTGAACTAAATCAGCACTTCGATTACCTAATCCCGTCACAGGACTGTTGATCGAAGTCAGCTGTATTCCTTGCTTAGAAATACTCTGAATTGGAATCACAAGGGGGAAATGAATGAACCAATCCACCTGAATAGAAAAACTTAAACTAGCCGTGTAAAAGTAGTCATCCCCGTTATCATCATAAACTTCTTCAGATTCACCCCCTAAAGAAACATCAGAAATTTCCAAACCTAAGTTAGTCAACTTTGGTCTTAGACTCGACCACAGCCATACTGCCGTCTGATCTGCAATGTCTGCTTGAGAATGAACATCTCTTGTTATTAAATCAATGTCCACACTGACATCCCAACGACCCCCATATTCATGAGAAACGGACTCTCTTTTTTCAGAGACTATAATCGCTACTTCATCCCCTTTTTGAAGTCTACGACCAAAAGCGATAATCACACCACTTATAATATCTCGGTAAGAAACCGCAGGTTTGACTCTGAAGGGACCGGATTGGGTCATTTCCTCTGTATATAAAGCCCTCAATTTCACTGCTTTAGGAGGCTCTTCAAGGAGTGTAACCTTCGCCCCCTCAAGCACATACTCTGAAATACGCAAAAACCTACCCGAAGGTTCTTCTATTATTCGGAAAGAATTCTCAATCGGAGTGCCTCCCAATAAAAACTCTGTCGAACTAGAGAACATCAGCTCTTTCTCAACAACCCTTCTGTATCTTGTATAATAAACATCATGCTCTCTAGTCGCAGGGTCAACACCATCTGC